CTGACGACTTGCCGATTGTAAAGCGAGAATATTTTTCCGCGCTGAAGCAGATAGGCACCCTCGGCGGGGGTAATCACTTCATTGAGATCCAGAAAGGCAGCGATGGTTTTATCTGGGTAATGATCCACTCCGGAAGCCGTAACATAGGTTATCAAGTAGCGAAGCATTACAACAGTCTAGCAATTTCGTTGAACGAACAGTGGCGCAGCGCCGTACCCACATCTTGGCAACTCGCATTCTTTCCTCTTGACTCCGCTGAAGGTCAGAGTTACCTCTCTGAGATGCAGTACTGCGTAGACTTCGCCCTTGCGAGTCGGGAACTCATGATGGGCAACACGCTCCTCAGCATTTCAGAAGTTGTTGGAGAACAGTTTTCGTGTGATGCGCCAATCAACATTGCGCACAACTACGCAGCCATGGAGCACCATTTTGGTAAGAATGTAATGATCCATCGCAAGGGAGCGACGAAGGCGGTGACCGAACAGCTCGGGATCATCCCCGGCAGCCAAGGCACTGCCAGTTACATCGTGAAGGGGAAAGGTAATCCTGAGAGTTTCTTTTCGTGCTCTCACGGAGCTGGGCGCCGAATGGGCCGAGGGCAGGCGCAGCGAGAGTTGTCACTCGACGGCGAGAAAGAAAAACTTGATGCTCTTGGAGTAATTCACAGTGTTCGTAGTACCTCTGATCTTGATGAGGCGCCGGGAGCGTACAAAGATATTTCTGAGGTTATGCGAAACCAAGAAGATCTAGTCGAGGTGGTTGTTGAGCTTCACCCGCTGGCAGTCATTAAGGGCTGAAAAATTTACCGGGAACGCCTATCTGCTCACCGTTGAAAGAATACGGACAAGTCGGCACGAGCGCACCATCCCGGTTTTTTACTTACGGAGGACTCATGAAAATCAAAGATTGTTGGAAGTGGGCGGCGATGGATGCGGACGGGGATTGGTTCTTCTACGAAGACCGCCCAGTAGTGAAAGGTAATCAATGGTACGCGTACGCCAAAGAGTGTCACGCCGTGAGTAACTTCCTCGAAGATTTAGCAGAAATCTCCGGCTGGAAAGACTCACTTCACCAGATCATTGATGGAGAACTGGTCAAGCACATCGAGTTGAAGGTTGACGATAAGGTGATGGTGAGGGACAGCGCCAACAACTTCTTCAAGAGGGCGTATTTCAGTCACTTTGAGGACGGAATGATAGCTTGCTTTCAATGCGGGGGGACCTCCTGGTCATGTACGCCGGACGAAGTCGCTACCTGGGGCAAATGGCGCCTGCCGACTGAGGAGGAGTTGAGATGAAAACAACCCCCATCGAGAACGGCGTGTTCAACCACGAACTCGGAGCGCTCCGTGTGTATGCGGAGTATACTACTCCTCTGAAGGAGGAAGAAGAATGAAGACAGTGAACGTCTGTAAAGCACAAGGTATAGGAAACCAGGAAGTCGAATCAATAACGATCGTCATCGATAAGGAGCATCCTCGACCACCAACAGGCGCAGGATGGGAGCCACAATGGCGAGAGGCACTCAAGAAGGAGGCCGTTACCTTGGCAGAGGCATTGTTCTCCTCCCTCTCTGGAGGAGTCCTCGACGCCTTGCTCGTAGAGCTGCTCGACCGCAAGCGGAGCATGTTCATCGTTCCGAGTTGGGAGAAGGAGGACTGCAAGTGACAGTCGAAGACCCCATAAAGGCACTTCAAGAGTATCCTCATGATATGGAGGTTGAGTGTGTATCGGACTTTTCCGACGCGCCTTACGTAGATGACGATGGAGACATAGTAGATATAACTGAGGAGGTGTGGGAACCAATTTCTTCGGTAGAGATGTATAACCGGTCCGGCAACGTTGTGAGGGTAAAATGAAAAGATATGATGCCCGTTTGGAGTGGGGGGTGGTGGTAATGGAGGAAGAATCGGACGGCGAATACGTCCTGTTTGAAGATGTAAAGGATCTTGAGGAAAAGCTCGCATACCAAACTGCCAGAGCGGATGCAAACTGGAGAGCGCTGTGCGCCTGCAGAGGGGAGGAGAAAGAGTGATCCCCAAGAACGCCCGAAATAAGAACTTTTCTTGGTCCCCATCCGCAATAAGTGATTTCGTCACTTGTCCAGCTCAATACGGAGCCAAGCGCTTCTACGAAACGATCCCTTACGTAGAGACCGAGGCCATGCGGGCAGGGACGGAAGAGCACAAAGCTCTTGAGCTTCGTCTCAAGGAGAAGCAGGCGTTGCCCGCCGGCTATGCTCGCGGCGAGAAGTACTGCCGGGTGATCGAAGCATGTGCCTCCGGAGGGCAGATATTTACCGAGAAACAACTGGCGATAAACCGAGATATGAAGTTCGTCAAATGGTTCGCAAAGGATGCTTACGGGCGCTGCCAGATTGACGTGCTTGCCCTGAAAGGCAAGAACTGCTTTGTAGGTGACTGGAAGTCGGGCAACATCCGCGAGAACAGTCTTCAGTTAAAAATTAACGCGTGCTTCGTTTCCTTGCTCCATCCGGAGCTTGACCAATTTAATCTGCGGTACATCTGGCTGAAACACGCCGCGACGACGACGGGCGAGGTTTTCAAGAAGGAACAGATTCCTTCACTTTGGGAGGAGATCTTTTCATGGGTCCGGAGGATGGAAACGGCGTGGTCCACTGAGTCCTTTGGTCCCCGTCCAGGTGGCCTTTGCAAGGCGTGGTGCGACGTTTCAAACTGCCCGCATTGTGGCAAAAAGAATGGAGGAAGGAGATGAGCGACAAAATTACGGTGTATCAAAAAGAAACGAGAACGGTGGAACTTGACGACGAAACCGCGAAAGCTGTAGTCAAGGAGTACATTACTAAGAAGGTACTCGAAGATGGCTGCTATGTGACTAGAGAGGGGAAACTTGAACACTGGACCAGCTGGCCGCACGGCTCTGGTACGACTACGGATATGGGTGTTCCTTCACCTCTGCAAGCTGCAGCGTGGCGGTTTTTAGAGCTTCTCGCCAACTAAGGAGCCCCCAAAATGAACAAAGAACAATTCGACCGAGCGCAGGAAAAGTACGATGCGCAAGTACCTGACATCGGAGACGACGATCCGGAAGAACTTGATTTCTCGGATGATGAGTACGAATACGGCTCCGCCGATTATTATGAGGAGGATTATGAATGAAAGCAGTAACCGTGCTTTACCATGCCGACGCAGACGGCTTCGCATCTGCGCTCGCCATTTGGCTTAAGCTGAAAGACGACGCCAACTACATTGAGGTTCAGTACTCACAGCCGGTGCCGAAGATCCCTGAAGGGACGAGAACACTTTACATCGTCGATTTCTCCTACAAGAGGGAGATCTGCGAGGCGCTGAACGAGAAGTATGATGTTACCATTTTTGATCATCACAAGACTGCAGAGCGAGATCTCGCAGGACTGTCCTATGCAAACTTCGACCAATATAGGTCAGGGTGCGTCATGGTCTGGGGCGCGTTTCATGGAGGTCCGCTTCCATCACTCTTCGCCTACGTTCAGGACCGAGACTTGTGGAAGTTCGAGCTGCCTGACTCAGAGGTTGTCAACCTCTTTATCGCTACGCTTCCGCACGACTTCGAAACGTGGGCTAAGCTGGCAAGTTATGACGAGTTTCGCACTCATGCGCAAACTCTCGGTTTCGCCATAAAAGCGTTCCAGGACAACCAGATCAAGTCTGCGCTGAGGAACGTTCGGCCAATGCTCCTCACACTGGACGGCGAGGAGTGGGAAGTGCCGGCATGTAACTGTTCAGCCAATGTCTCTGAGGTCGGTAACGTCCTTTGCAAAGAATATCCAGAGGCGCCGTTCTCAGTAACATACTGTGACAGGAAGGACGTTCGCTCGTGGTCGCTCCGCTCAGTAGGAGACTTCGATGTGTCGCGCATAGCAAAGGCATTCAGCGGAGGAGGCCACGCGCGAGCAAGTGGATTTTCTACAGAGATCGGGTGGCCTGCGTTTACTGCGGAGGAGTTTGTTGAGGGGTTCAGGGAGGCGGCGAAATGAACGCCGGGAAGAGAGGGCGATATCTCCGAGAGTTAGCGAGTCAGGTCGAACTGATGAGTGAAGAAGAAACTGAGCAACTTCGTTGCGCTTCCTGCGGCCAGCCGGCTGCGCCGGACGACGGCCTCTGCACCGAGTGCGCGGAGAAACTTGACAAGTTGGCTTGTTCTTTTGAGGGGAGGGAAGAATGAAACGAACTCAAGTCCAGGAATGGCAGGAAATGATAGTTGATTGCGAGGACCGAGAGTCCTTGCTCTCAGAGTGGGAGACGAACTTCATCGAGTCGATCGATGAACAGCTTGCAGAGCGAGGGAGTCTTTCGTCGAAGCAGGTGGAGATCTTGGAGAAAATCTGGAATAAAATAACGGAGGCTGGATGAGCATCACGCCAGAAGGAAAAACGAAGTCGCTAATAAAGCGACTGCTCGACAAGTGGCACATCGCCTCGGCGAAAGATTCCGGGAAGATGGTCGGCGCAAGCCAAGGGTGGTATTACATGCCGGCGCAGAATGCGTTCGGCGTAACTGGCATACCGGATTACATCGGACATTTTCAAGGAAAATTCTTCGCGATAGAAGCGAAAGCTCCAGGCAAGAAACCGACAGGACTGCAAGCTTTGCAGATTGCAGCGATCATCGGCTCCTCTGGAGCCGTCTTCGTCGTTGACGGAAGTGAAACTCTGCATCTCTTCGAGATGTGGCTGAAGGAGGGGAAGTGAGCATCCTAGAAGGAATGCACCTGCAAGAGGCAGTGACGAACATAGTGGCGGAGATGTGGAGGCGCGTAGCCGACCATCAAGAGCAATGGTTTTACAACAACATCTCCAAGCTTGTCGGCAGTGACGCAGGGCAGTTCAAGATACTTGTCCAGTTTTGCAAAGACAGTCCGTCGAGCAAGGTAGCTCGCAACGCGTTGATTGCGTTTCTCAAAAGACATAACATTGTTATGGAATTGCGATGTGGTCCTCTCGGCGAGAAGTCCGGAGACTTGATTGGCTGGCATCTGCCGGAGTACAGGATTTATCAGAATGAGAAGTTGGTTGCGAGTTCGAGGGAGAAGACAAAATGATCTTACATACTGGAGACTTAGTGCGTATAAAGGAGTCAGGACTTCTTGCCTTGGTAATGAATGTGGACGGGAAGCAATTCTCGCTCAAGCATCGAACCACCGCAAAACAGGCGTGGTACAATCAAGACGAAGTAGAGCTTGTCGAACGAGGGCACTACGCTAAGTTATTCTCCCCAGAAGAAATAAAAACTTTCGAGGAAAAATGGGGCGGGATGGTCACGTTCTTTGGGAACGAGGTCACGAAGTGCACCAAGTCCGAGTAGTCCAGAACCACCTCGTTCTTCGGTCCGAGAACGCAGCGCAATTGCGCTCGGTCTTCCCCCTCCTCAAGGAGGCGACGATCAAAGGCGAGAAGTTCCTGGCTGTACCCCACACGCTTGAGAGCGCGAAGATCCTGAATAACCTGGGAGTCAGTGCTCCGAGTCCGATACGGACAAAATATTCGTGGCCAGGTAGGTATACTCCTCGATGGTACCAGGTTGATACCTCCGAGTTCTTCACGCTAAATATGCGATGTCATTGCCACAACGCTCCTCGCACCGGCAAAACGCTTAGCGCTTTGTGGAGCGCAGATTACCTGCGCCAGGTAGGCAAGGTAAAACGGACGCTGATAGTCGCCCCACTCTCTACCCTCTGGGACGTTTGGGAGAGGTGTATATTCGAATCGTTCCCGCTGAGAACTTTTGCGGTACTGCATGGTGACAGGAAGAAGCGTCTTGAGTTGCTCGCCAAGCCGCACGATTTCTATATCGTAAATCATCACGGGGTGCAGTTGATCGAGCAGGACTTGCGAAAGCGGGACGACATCAATCTAGTGATCATCGACGAGTGCGCAACTATCCGAAATTCAAAGGCAAAAACGCTGTGGCGTCCACTGAACGTAGTGCTTAACCAGCATGGTATTGTTCGCGCAGCATGGGGGCTTACCGGAACTCCGACGCCAAATGGTCCACTTGATGCCTTCGGCCAAAGCAAACTTATTACCCCAGAAAAACTGAAAGGTCACTTCACCGCATGGCGCCAGGAGACCATGCTTCAAGTCTCGCAATTCAAGTGGGTGCCGAAGAAAGACTCGGCCAAAAGTGTAGCAAGGATACTTTCTCCATCTATCCGGTTCGAACGAACGGTGTGCACCGATATGGAGCCATGTTACATCGAGCGACGAGCGCAGCTCTCCGAGGAACAGCGTAAGGCATACCGGCAGATCGTCAATCAGGCGGCGACCGACATCCGGGGGTCGATGGTTACAGCGGTTAACGCCGCGAATTTATTATCGAAGATAATTCAAATTTCTTGTGGCGTGGCATATGCCGCAGACGGCTCGCTTGCCAAGCTGGACTTCGGCCCGAGGCTCTCAGTCCTTGAAGAACTGATCGAAGAAAACAACGAGAAGGTCTTGGTCTTCGTCCCATTTACCGGCGTCCTTGAGGCACTTGCCACCGAGTTGCGGAAGAGATGGTCAGTAGCCATCGTCAACGGCGATGTCTCCCCGGCGAAGCGGACGCAAGTATTCCGAGAGTTCCGGTCCCTGAAGGACCCTTGGATACTCCTCTGCCACCCCGACTGCATGGCCCATGGCCTCGACCTGACGACGGCGTCGTTGTCTATCTGGTACGCTCCCTATCTCAAGTCGGAGAAGTACCAGCAGGCGAACGCTCGGACCGATGGGAGCAAGCAGACAGCGAAGATCGACATCGCCCGGATATACGCTACTCCAGAGGAGAAGAGGGCTTATTCCGTCCTTGAAGGGAACGGGCGGTATCAGGATATAGTCTTAGCTCTCTCGAAAGAGAGCAACGATTTTTAGTTGTCAGCCTTACAAAAAACTTCTTGACTATATATGTCAGTCCGGTTACAATTAAGAAAATGAGATTTCGTCTTTCGACGAAACGGAGGACATGATGAGTGTAGAATACACCGCCATAGGCGGGATAGGCGTCGTACTCACCGAGGAAAATATCGAAACCATAAAAAGTTCGGTGGTTTACCTGCAGAACGCTGGGGGGACTTCGGCGAGTGCCTGGAGGAGTTGCTCCTAGAGTATGAGACGGCTGGCAACGCTTGTACCGGCGACACATATGTAGTAGCGCTCGTCCCTGGAGATACTCTGATGGAGATATGGGCGAACGCCGACGCGTTCGCGGCTAAGCTGTCCATGCTTGGAGTACCTACTACCAAGAACGACCTGAGCGTCGTGGCCGAGTTAAGCATAACGTAATATATCTGGGAAGCGTCAATAAGGTCGGATGGTCCGACGGCAGACTGTAACCCTGCTCCTTCCAGGCATGTGGTTCGATTCCATCGCTTCCCACCAAAAATTTCCTGCTACGCACTCGATGACGGCATAGTGCTTTGCCCTGATACTCGGGAGGTTCAGGTCACATCGGGTGCGTAGCAGGAGAGGGGGAGAGATGAAGAAAGAATTGCGAGACGCAATCCAAGAAGCGACGAAGCCGCCTTTCAAGGCCTTCGACCACCTCGCAGAGGATCACCTCTTGGTGCCCGGAACGAAGATCAGGTGGAAGGACGAAGCCTTTGACTGCGTCCGCAATGCGGAGGTCGTCGGCCTCCACGAGAACGGCTGGGCGTGCTGGGTGGACGAGGGCCGGGGGCAGATACTTGTAAACTTATGTCATTTTGTGGCAATCAAAGAGGAGGGTACTGACATGGGAAGTAATCGACGAGAAGCCGTCGCGAAAGCGACTACGCTGGCCGACGCGGTCAAGGCCGCGAGGGCGGAGCCGACGTGGACTGAGTCTCCAGACTTCAGGTCCGCAAATGGTACAGCCACGACTCCTGCGCAAAGCAGGCCAATGGACGCGAAGAAGGCTGTAACTGCCGACGCAGTAATCTCTGCGTACATCAAGACGCGAGATGCGATCGACGAAGAAAAAAGAATTTACGAAGAGAAGGTCGAGAAGCTCAAAGCCGTTCAGGCCAAGCGCGAGCAATGGCTCACATCCGAACTCGATAAGCTCGGCGTGACCAGCTTCAAGAAAAACGGAATAGGCATCGCGTTCTTCAAGACGCGGACCTCGGCGACGATGGCCGATGCAACGGAATTTGTTAAATGGGTCAAGGAGGACTGGGATGGGAGGAACCACTTCTTAGAAAAAAGGGTGAGTAAAACGGCAGTGGACGAGGCCGTCAAGGATGGTCAGACGCCGCCTCCAGGAACTAACTACTCCTCTACAAGGGTAGTGCAGATTAATAGGGGGTAAGTATGGAGGAGGAACGAATTCGGGAAGTTATGGACCTGATTGCTCGGTATGGAGGCATCGACGGGGAGCACCACAAACAGTGGATACTCGACCAGATCGTAAGAACCGTAATGCAAGATAAGTATCGGGAGTGGGTGGCTGCGTGGAACTACGGCGGGGACGGGCCTGACACGTACGCTTGGGACGAAGGGATAGCGCCGTAATAGCGGCTAAGGAGGAAGTAAGTATGGAAGAGTTCGTGGATAAGGTTTGCTACCTGTTCGATACGTTCAAGTTAGACGCCTATAGTAGGGCGATGAATGGAGACAAAGCCGCGGGCGCCCGGTCGCGGAAGGCAAGTTTGGAGCTTGAGAAGCTCTTTAAGGAGTGGAGAAAAATTTCAGTTAAGGAGGAAGTAAAATGAACGAACTTATGATTCCCGACAAGTCGTCGGTCCCGAGTTTCCTTGTCGATGCTGTAGCCGCAGCGCAAAATTATGCCGACGCTTCCGCAGGAATAAGTGGGGGATTCCCCGCCAAGGTCAAACTGTCCGGCAAGCAGTTCACCCTTGTCGACGAGGGCGGAGAAGAGAAGCCGTACCCGCCCGCAGCACTGGTTGCCGACGCGGAGGGCAATGTATATCTGCCGGCGATAATGTTGGCTGCCAAAGGTCCGTTATCCAAAGGGTGGTATCTCGAAAAATACAACCCGAACGCTCCAAAGTCCGAGCGGAAAGCCCCTGATTGTTTCAGTCTGGACGGGCTGAAGCCCGCTGCTGCATCTACGGCGCCCCAATGCGAAACATGCGCAGCATGTCCGCACAATCAATACGGATCGGGGACCGATCAGAACGGCGCCCCTACGGACGGCAAAGCTTGCAATGACAAAAAGGTGCTTGCAATTTACATCCCCAAATACGGGATCTATAAGTTCGAAATTCCTGGAGGGTCGCTGAAGAATTGGAGGAAGTTCACGGATCAGGTGAAGTTCAACCTGCCGGATGTGCCGTTCTACTCGTTCAAGACTCTTATTGGGTTCGATCTGTCTACCACCAAGTCGATTCTCGTCTTTCGGTTCGGTGGGTATGTGGGGGACGGCAAGTCAGCGGAGCAGCAGAAGCAACTTGTTGCCAAGGTTAAGGAAATGTCGCAGGAACAGGTTGTACTGGACATTATTAAGGACAGTCCCAACGGGGCGGTGTTGCCCGCGCTTCCCGCGCTTCCCGCGCCTCCTCCGCCTGCCAAGCAGGCTGCACCTCCTCTCGTCGAAGACGACGATCTCGGACTGGGGATCGAGCCGGAGGCTCCAAAGCCTGCACCAAAGGCTGCTCCGAAGAAGAAAGCTGCTCCGAAGGCAGAGCCACCGAAGGTGGAGGCTGCGCCTCCTGCGGCGAAGCCCGAAGCCTTCTTCGACCCATCCGAGGTCTCGGATGCTGAACTCATCGATAGCTTGCATCTGGACGATCTTTAGGCCGCTTCGCGGGATGTAAACTTAGTATACCTCCGCCCCTTCGAAGGGGCGGAGCGAGGAGGAAATATAATGAAAGAAACGATTATAGGAAGTTTGGCAGGACTGGTGCTCCTCTTTGGAGCAGTGTGGGGCATCCAAGGAAATGACTTCTTTATGTACAAAATCTTCGCCTCGAAATACGAGCAGGTTCGGCGCGATACGTTCGAGCAGTCGAAGGCATACCGGCAAGGAATGGTACAGGAGTTACAGAATATGCAGTTCGAATACATGAAGGCCACGCCCGATCAACAGGTTGCCATTGCTTCAGTCATCCTGCATCGCTCGGCTGACGTTCCATCCGAAGCGCTCACCCCTGATCTGAATGCGTTCGTTGCCATGCTCAAAAACAATCAAAGGGAGTATTAAGATGAAGAAACTACTTTTTTTCTTGGCCCTATCCCCGCTTCTCATGGCCGGTTCTTGCGACACTCAGTCTTCGAGTGACGATATACAGGCGAAACAACAGGAACAGATGGCGAAAGAGGCTACCATGCAAACCGGGATGCCGGCCATAAAGAATTTCAGGGAGCGCAAACTTCTGAAGGAAATCCTTGAACTTCGCGACCAGACAGGTCTAACCACGTATACGTATCTTTTCAGCGAGATGACCGGCAAGAAAATATTCCTGTGTGACTCGATCGGTTACGGGATTCCGTATGCTACTCAGTATACCAGTCCAGAAAAACATACCTGGTTCTCGTCTGGCCCCATCACGCTTCCACAAGCTGACCCTAACGGTCTTTTCTCTCCGGCGTCTGCCGACGGCACGTGGGTGATGTGTAAAGATCCTTCTGGAAAAGATGTTCGGCCTATTTATGTTGAGCCAAAACTAATTGTTTCGCCATTCAAGTTGGGCGAATAAGAGAGTTACGCCGTGACAACGAAAGAGAAAGTAGAGCAAATCTTCCGGTCGATAGACCGGGCGGAGATCAGCATGGTCGACGTTCAACGTCTTACCAGTATAAGCAGGGAAACGCTTTACAAGTGGAAAAATGGGGGCACCGTCCGAGACTTCCTCCGTCTTGACAGAGTGATGGTAAAGTTTGCCATCCTTTTAGAAAGGGCAGTCTCCGAAGGTAAACTGCCGTTACAAAACCCGATGAAGACGGACGAGAGAATAAAGCTTCTGAGGAAAATCATTGCCAACGCAGCAACAAAACGAGTAGAGTAGTAAGTTCATTTCTCTGCGGAGGCACAACATGTTGCGAACAAAGTTCGCCCTTCCGAAGGGCTACAAGGGGGTGCGATAATGTTCCTATCCAAGCTCCTCCCGACGGAAGGGTTATATTGCGTAGCGCTGCTGATTCCTCAGCAAGGCAAAAAGCCCAAGTGGAGGCATTTTTTCCATGCTCGGCTGCAAGAAGCAGAGACGCGCCTTAGCGCTCTTAACGGGGCTGGAAACACTGTCTTTATCGCACAGGCTACGTTCGATGCGGGGAAGGTTGAGGCCGCGAAGGAGCAGAACAAGGCCGTCCCCGCTGGTGGAGCCTATGTAGGACTTCGCACACACGCAAATGCGCACCAACTTAAGAATTTTTTTCTCGATATCGATGTAGGCGAGAAGTGGCCGCTGAAGACTCGGAAGGCGGCGGTCGATGAACTGAAGAAGTTTGTCCGGGAAACAGGTCTGCCGTTCCCGGCAGTTGTCAGCTCTGGCCACGGTTTTTACGCTCACTGGATATTGGCGCAGGCAGTGCCGGCCAATCAATGGAAGACCATCGCACAACTCCTAAAGAAGGTAGTAGCTACATATTCCCCCGCAATAGGAGGTGATTCCTCCAAGACTAGCGACCCGTCGACAGTGCTGCGCCCGCCAGGGATGACGAATAGAAAGTACCCAGACGCAGAGCGACCTGTAGTCCTTCTAAGGGACGTAGAACCGATCGAGTTCCTCGACTTCGTAAACCTGCTCGGTGAAGCCGCGAAGCGAAAGAAGATTAACCGGGAGATGATCCTCCCCCCGAAGGCGGTAGATATCAATGCTGACTTCTACGCCGGCCTCGGTCCGACAGGTCCCCCAAGCAACGCCGACCACGTTGCGGATAAATGCGCACAAGTGCGCGAGGTTCGCGAAGCGAAGGGCAACGTCTCAGAGCCGTTGTGGTACAATACCCTCGGGCTGGTTATCCACTGCGAAGATGGCGATGCTGTCGCCCATGAGTGGTCGTCCGGGCACCCGGACTACTCCCCTGAGGAGACAAGCAGGAAGATCGCCCAGTGGCGAGGGACCGGCATCGGCCCGACGACCTGTGCCAAGTTCGGAGAACTGAACCCGACAGGCTGTATCGGCTGCCCAAGCAACGGGAAAATAAAGAGTCCGATCGTTCTCGGCAAGCCGGAGCCGAAAGAGCTTGCGCCGGTCGAAGAACAGTGCCCCCCACCAGATGGCTTCAGGAGAAGCCCTGACGGCCTGTACGTTGCGGTCGACGACCAGTGGGTACGTTTCTATGACTGCGATCTTTACGTCGACAGACTGGCATATGACCAATCCCTCGGCTACGAGGTTATGACGATCAAGCACTCCCTCCCTCACGAGGGGCATTTAGAATGCACTATTCGGTCGTCAATGGTCAATGACCCGAAAGCATTGATTACTCTCCTTGGAGATAATCATATCAAGATCGTCGGGAACCGAGATAAGAAATTCATGGTGAACTATATGGAAGGATACCAAAGTAAACTCCAGAGGATGCGCCGTATGTCGCACTACCTGTGCCAGATGGGATGGGCGACGGCCAGAGACGGCAAGGAGATGTTCGTTCTTGGCAAAAAGATCCTGCATTCAGACGGTTCGTCCGAAGAGGCGAGCCTTGCCCACAACGTGCCGGCGGCTGCCGGCGGGTACCGGACGGCGGGGGATCTCAGCGAGTGGGTGAAAGCTACCCGAGTATTGAACGAGCCGGGGATGGAGCCGTTCGCCTTTGCGCTCCTCGCTGGAGGCTTCGGCGCTCCGCTGCTGAAGTTCACCGGTTTCGACGGCGCGGCGATCTCAATGGTCGGGCAGTCGGGCGCCGGGAAGACGCTTCTTCTTATGATGATCCAGTCGGTCTGGGGCGCTCACCAAGACCTGATGATGACGAAAAACGATACCGATTTGTCGATGATCTCCAGGCTTGGCGTGTATAACACCTTGCCGCTTACCATCGACGAAGTCACCAACATGGAGGCGATGAAGGTCTCCAACCTCCTGTACCAGATCACGCAAGGTAGGGAGCGTACCCGCCTTGGCCGGGACTCAAAGGAGTTGAGCAATCTTAACAGGTGGAATACCCTCGCAGTGACGAGTTCAAACGAGTCACTTGTCGACAAGTTGTCGTCAACTAAAGTTGACGCCTCGGCGGAGATAAACCGGGTCTTTGAGTACTACGTCAACAAACATGAGCTGTTCGTCGAGCCGCTGACGACTGACCTGTACTGGACGATTACTGAGAACTTCGGGCACGCCGGGGAGAAGTACGCAGAGTGGCTGGTGAAAAATGTAAAAGGTCTGCGGGCTGATCTTGACAAGATCAAGACCAGGATTGAGGCGAAGGCCGCAACTCAAGGCGGAGAGAGGTTCTGGTCGGCGATCGCAAGCGTCGCCATCTATGGCGGGTTAATCGCGAAGCGGCTTGGCCTTATCGACTTCGAGATCGCCCCTGTAATGAAGTGGGCGGAGGAGACTATCCGAGAGATGAGGACCGACAAACAGGAGCTGTCTGGAGACTCCGTCACCATCCTCGCCCAATTCCTCGACGATCATGCTGGGAACAGGCTGATCGTGAAGGGTAGTGCCTTGTCAAAACAGGGCTGTCAGGTGATCGAGGCGCCACGAGGCGCGCTCTACGTCCGCTACGAGATCGATACTCAGCGGATGTATATTTCTCGGCCTACGTTAAAGACGTGGCTGTCTAAGAGGTTTGGGTCGTACACCAAACTGAAGCGGGATCTGATCGAGATGAAAGCTCTGGTCGAGGCGAACAAGATGAAGAATCTTGGCGCCGGGACATGGTTCTCTTCTGCGTCTCAAGCTACTTGGGAAATTAATGTCTCCTGTCGTCGGCTTGGGTTTACTGCGCAACGGCTGATTGAAACTGCGGAAGAATTGGCGAAGCTCCCGGCATTGCCTGGGAGTGGGAAAATTGGAGGGAAGGAATGAAAGGCGAAGCCTGCATCCGCAGGAAAATTGTACTGGACGAGGAAAACTTTTATCTCTTGATCGGCAAGAACTTCGTTCTCGCAACAACGCCTTTCGAGAACAGGCCGGAGAACGAGAAGTTAAGAAGAATAGTTGACGCTATCTGTCACGAGGTGACAGAGGCGCAGGGAGGAGGGGAGGAGGATGAACACATACAGGCTTGAAGCAACTTATAAGAAGGACTACCAAGGACTCAGATTTACGTTTTTCGACGAAGGTCTGTCAATGGCTAAAGCCTTGGCTAAGGCGCTTTTAGCCTCCGGAGACTTCGACGGAGTCATCATCACGAAGGACATGCAGGAGGAGATCAACTTCGCCGGGGAGGACGAATGATCTACATCCAACGAACGAAGAAGCAGTACGACGCCGGGGAGTTCTACTCCTGGCGAGTCAGCCCGAAGGCGGAGACGATCGGCGAAGCCGTCTCCTACGGAGAAGCAGCTCAGTTCATTCGGACCCTGCCCGCAGGGTGGATTTACTATACATCAAACCGGCCTTGCCGGAATTGGAGGGAGAAGAGATGAAACTCGAAGACACGAAGATCAAGGTAGGCGGAGTTCTCCGTTGCTGCGTCGCAGATGTAGCCTGCGAGTATGAGGGCAAGGAAGTCGAGATCGGTGCGACAAGCTCGTGCCCGCACTGCCACGAGAAGTTCACTCTGGTCTTCGACCAGTATCCTATTTGGAAACCTGATTGGATGGTGAAGGAGAACACGAAGTGACAATCGAAGAACTTGCCCACGAGTTGTGGGTAGCTGCGCAGCTTATGCCTTGGGAAGGCATTACCGACGGGGTTGATAGGATAATTGAAATTCTTGAGCGGGAGGAGAATAGAAATGAAAATAGTGAAGCCAAGAGTTGAGTTTTTCGGCGCGGTGCCTACTGATTATGAGAACGCCTTGAAGTTCATCGAGATGGCGGGACGTACTTGTTACAAGTCCGAGGATAAAATATCCTCTACGAGCGCCGAGTCGTTCGTCAAGCGCCTTATTAAGGCCGGCCATTTGGCTATGGTTGAACATTCGAATTTTGTGGTGCGAAAACAGGTAGGCGCTCCGGACGACACCATCTCAGCCTTGGTAACAAGGGCAGGAAAATTTCTTACTGTCCGCGCCGACCACGACTTTTTCTACATCGGCGGTAATCTCACAGCGTGGTTCCAGCAAGACAAGAAGTATGGATGGAAGGATTACATTTTCGCACCGTTTTATAACGCCTACAGTGGATTATTCTGGGCGTCCAAAGAAGCCGCAGTATATACTGCAGGGTGGCACCCCTGCTCCCACAGCGAAATCCCAAAAGAGCTTCACAGGTACTCCGCCAAGTTTATCTGTGACAGGGGAGTATCCCATGAGTTGGTCCGTCATCGTCCTTGCTCTTTCGCTCAGGAGAGTACGCGGTACGTGAACTACGCTGGGAAGGAGATGGAGTTTATTGAGCCTGCCGGCTACGCCGAGTGGTCTTGGGACGCAAGGAGGTACTTCAGAGAGTTGTGCGAGTTCGCGGAGATCTACTACAGACGCCTTACCCTCGGTGAAGAACTCAAACCCCAACAAGCCCGAGCCGTCCTGCCAAACGCTTTGAAGACTGAGATCGTCGTCACTGCGGACGCAAAAGAGTGGGCGCACATAAGGAAACTTCGAACTTCGCCGGCTGCTCACCCTGACATGGTACGGCTTATGGGCCTTGTGCCTTGGGAGGAGTTTTTATGAAACTCTCAGAACACCAGTCCGCGCTGCTAAGCGAGTGTCTTATCGCCTACGTAGCGGCCTTCGGCTTGTGGGGTGCTTATCTCGGAGCGACAGGAAACATAGCCGGCGGCGTCCTCTGCATCATCGTCCTGATGTGGGTTCATTCGGCGCAGGAAGACGTTAGACTGATTGGGATACTTCGCACTATGTGCGAGAACTTACTTCGACTGAGGGAGGAAAAGAAATGAAATGTACTACGTGCGGAGCAACGGAAGGACTTTCACCGTATGGGTCCGGGTACTGGCTGTGTCAGAGATGCGGCGCCCTGTCTTTGACAGGGTCGGTAGACTGCGCGGATGTCGCGCCGATGAACCACGACGACATTGCCGTCAAGATGGCAGAAGATAGAGTGAAGAAAGCGGAAGACGCAATCGAAGCCGCGCATAGACAGGCGTTGTGCCAGATGGCTATGGACGAAAACATAAGGGAAATAAGCAGATCGGCCCTTCTGCAGGCCGGTGGCGAAGCACCGAAACTAGACGACTGCCTCGGCGAAGCCAAAGCGACGATCTGCGGTGAGCGGCAAGATCAGTATGGAAACCCGGAGGACTCGTTCGCCTTGGTGGCGAAGTACTGGAGTACTTACCTCATAGAGGTGCAGAAAAAAGTTTTGATCGCCCATGGCTTCGATCCTGCCGAGTACAAATTGGTGGACTTGCTCACATCTCTGGATGTGGACCACATGATGATCTTATTCAAGGTCGCTCGGTGCCAGGGGCAGAAGTTAAAACGAGACTCGTATGTCGATATTTGCGGCTACGCGGCGATCGCCGCTGACCGGCTGATGGGGGAGAGATGAAAGAATGGCCGAAGGAAGTACAAGCCGCGATCGATGTCCTGTGGAAATATGCCGACGACGCTTATCTAGGAGGAAGGACTAAGTCGGAATGCTGGGAGGAGGGGTATGAATGCTCCGACGACGAAGGAGCATTCATGGTGACGTTCTGCATTCCGAGGAATGGGAGAAAGAGTGACCTTCCGGTCACTCCCCCATGTAAGTCTGAACCCCAAACTGCGAAGCCACTTGTCTTTGCCTTAGCCCAGTAGTCCCAACCTCGCCGAGGACCAGCCGCCTGACGGCGGGCCGTAAGTCGCTCCCGTTGATTGCAAATAACGGGAGCTTCGCGTTGAAGGTCGCAATTGCGGCCATCGGCCCCTCAGTATCCTCACTCTCTACGATCGCCTTGGCGGCGTCGCGGATGAGTCGGCCTCTCCTTTCGGAGAGCTGGGTCCCGATCTTGTTCAAGCTACGTTCGGCGCCTTGAGCTTTCGCAACTTCATCAGGCTGGAAGCCGAGGCCGATCATCAGGATTTCATCTGGGCCGATGGCCTCGTCGGCCAAGAGCTTCTTCCCTGCTCCGGTCTTCAGCCCGTCGGACGCTACGCGGATAGCCTTTAGGCCATCCTTCAAGGGCTTGGGCAGGGCCTCTTCGAGACCTCTCATATAATTGCCCTTGTTCGCCATTTGGTCGTAGCCCTTGACCCACGACTGCGCCACGGAGAAGCTCGGGCCGATGAGGTTGCCGGCATACCACGCAGCAAGCTGCGCTCCATGCATGTTCTCTGGGGGCTCGGAAGAAACACCGTAGAGGTCGCCCATGCCGATACGCTTCGAGGCGTTGACGCCGAATGCGGTTGGAAGACCATAAGAAAGTATTCCGCCGAACAAGTCGCCGAGGCGCTCATTAGCCCAATTATTGAACTCCAGGACTGCGTCGTAAGGTTCGTCGTCATCGCCGCCGAAGAGGTTGGCAAGACCGAAGATCATACTGCCTATTATGGTGCCATGCACCCCTGCAAGGGATGCAGACATGGCGGTTACTCCGAGGAACTCCTTGAACGCTTCTTTCTTCACTTCGGGACTTTCTCCCTTCAGCGACTGCATCAGCAAGATACCCATCCGCAGAGCGGTCTTTATCCTGTACGTCTGGAACGTCGTCAGAGTCCTGACGGTGTCGCCCTGCATGAACCAGCCCTTGTCGGACTTGGCGTAATTATAGAGGGTGCCACCGACGACTTCGGACGAAGCGTCCATAGCTGAGAAGAAGTCCTGCTTCGCATCGGTAGCGAGCTTGTAGGTGGAAAGCACGGTAGCCTTGCGGCTTCCCAGCTCGCCGTGCTGCATGGGCAGCATCGCGTACTGCAGGACCTTGCCTACGGCGGTCGTCTGTTTGCCTTGGGCGATATCGCTCGCCTCATGGACAGCGGAGATATCCAGATCGCCTCGGGCGAGGGACTCACGGAGGGCGAGAAGCTCTCGCTTGTAGTCTCCTTCCTTGCCGGTCCCCAGTCCCTTAATCTTCTGCAGCTTCTCCGCAGGAGAATAGAAGTCTTCGCCCAACTGGCGATCTCCTACCCTGTTCTTCTCAGTAACCTTCATGTGGAGGTCGGCGTAAACGCGGTTTACATCGGCGTCGCCGTACATCGCGTCTTTACTATACTTCTTGCTGAAGGCTTTCTGCAGACCCTCTGCGAGAGCAGCGGCGGCCTTCGGATACGAGGCGAACTTCCTTGAGAGGGCGGGCAGGGTAAGCACTGGCAACTGAGTAAGTTGCACCAAGAAAGTCGAGGGCGAAGTCATATAGTACGCAGTACTGAACTTGCCAAGAGTCGAAGCGATCGGACTGACCCGCTCGTTCTTCACCGCTTGGAACCACCTTCTGGCGTCGTTGACGAGATGAGTTCTCATGTCCGTATTGATGGACCCCTTCCTCTCCTTCACCCTCCCCTTCGTCTCTTCTTCGAAGCCTTGAATGTCCGCCTCGATCTTCCTACCGTACTCCATCCACGCGATGGAGCCTGCGTGTCTCAGAACGTAGTCCATCGAGCTGCGGAGCATGTCAGTGCTGGCGCCGAGAACGTTCTTCCGATGAATAGAGTTTTTGAGCGCAGAGGTCTCCGGCATCCAGCGGAGGATGACCTGATTCAGGTCGGAGAAAGCATCGGCTGCCCTCGCTTGAGCTTCGCTCACGGCGCCCGCATCTTCCAGATCGACTCCAGTCAGGTACTTCGCCTCAAGGGCTTTGCCAAGCTGCTCACGCAGAGCCTGGGGAATGACGGCTTCGCCCTTCTGCGTTTCCCTCTTCACATCTTCGACGAAGGTGTCGGGGTCTACGCCTTGGGCTTCCATCTGCTTACGGAAGACGCGGCGTTCGCCGGGGGACATAAAGAACTCAGTCTGCTCCCTGCCGTCCTTCGTCGTGAACTTCAGGATGTAGTCGCCGTACCGAGAGAGAGGTACGTAAATACCTCTCAGTTTGCTGAACGTCGCGTTGAACTGAGTCATCAGTTGTTCGCGGAGCGTCGGGTTTCCTTCGGACGAAGCTTCGAGTACGGCAAGGAGATTGTTTCTTTCGCGCTCTCTGAGCGACGCCAGGTAGCCGACGATCTTCTTCACTTGCTCCTGCTCTGCAGGCTTCAGCCCGTTCCACGCAGTTCGCACTTCTTGGTACGCTTCGGCGAACGACTTGCCGGTCGTCTTCGCCATGCCCTCTTTTTTCCAAGCCTTCTCAGTCTCTACGAGACTCTTGCCGTACCAGTCCTGCTCCTCGAGATCGAGCCAAGGGGTCATCTGGTTGAACGTCCCAGTGAGGAGGAGATTGTTGAACGCTTTCAGCCCCGAGTTCTTTTTCGCTACACTCTCCGCATCTTGGTAGATGGCATAGAAATCATCTGGAAGCTGTGCTTTAATTGCCTCCATCTTCTTGTTGTGCGTGTCGATGTCTGCCAACCAGTGAATACGCTTTCCAAGCGTCTGCGCCAGATGCGACCTCGGCGTTACTGCGAGCCACTGCGGGGCGTACTTGACGTAGATATCGCGGAGCCTGCTCTTCGGATTCTGCACTGCGTCTAAGATTTGGTCGATCTTCGCTTGGCCTTCTTTCATTTTGTCGGATACTTTTGAAAAAAGTATATCTGGGTCAGTCTGACTCCAGGTGCCTCGGTTGAAGATTGATTTTATTTGGGTTGGTTCGAAGACGGCAAAAGTTGGGTACTGCGACTTACCCCCTTCGCGTGCTACTATACCATCATATCCTGCGGCTCTGAGGGCATCTGTCAGTGCGAACTCGCCCTGCCACCACTGATATACGGGGGAGTATACTCCGACATGCACCTTCCTCCTGCTGACGTCGTCTAAGTCAGCTACTAATTTCCTCGCCTCGTCCTTGCCTATTCTACCTGCAGCAAACGAATCTAAAACGCCTTGCTTTACGCGCGACGCCATGTCTGCAATGGTAACTCTGGTAAGAGTGTCTCTGAACCCGAAGTCGAACGGATTGGTCAACCTGAGGTACACCGGATATAATCGAGCATCTTCCTCGCCGTCAGCGTACTCGCTTGCATACGATGGATCTGCGGAGAACCAGCTTGCTTCCGGAGTTTTGGTGTCGAACGTTGAGAAGTCGCTTGCGTTCGTCCCGTGATAAACAACCAAAGGCTCTCCGTTCTCATCGACGACCTTACTGTCTCCAAACCACTTCTTAAAGGCGTCCAGCCCCTGTATCTTCCTCCCTGCCTCTTTGACTGAGAGTTTCGCGTCCTGCGCGAACTCGCCGAGAACCTCTCCGAGGGTTCTCCCCTTAGTCAAGTCCTGGTCCTGCTCCCTTCGGGACCAAGCCTTCGTCCCCTGCGAAAATAGGGCGACGAGATCGGACTCAGACAATCGGCCATAGCCGACGCCCAGTCGGTAGAGCGCGGCCTTGACGGCGGAGATAATTCGCTTGAAGATGGAATGTTTCCTATTGGCAGGCTCCTGCAGCCAATACATGAGGGCTTCTTCGCCTCGGAAGCCCTTCGCGGTGTCTGTAGGGACTTTGGCGAACGCCTCCCTGATCTTCGGATTGGTCTTCGCAAGATAGGCGAAGTCCTTCAGGATCGCAGTCCGCTTGGCACGGAACAGCTTGTCCTCGTTCAGAAGGGCGTGGCCGGCTTCGTGCCGCATTACGTCGACTGCGTCGCCGGGCTTGAGGTTGTCGGAAAAGAGAAAAACTTTTTTCTGGCTGGGGAAATACGAACCGGCTATTTTCCCAGACTTTGCGTAGAGCGTCTGCGCGACATTCTCCGATTTCACTGCTACGAGGAGATTACCTTGCTTCCGTACTGAGCCTGCGCCAAATACTTCCTCAATCTCCGCTTTATACTCGGCAGGCTTCATCCCTGTTTGGTATGCGTCGCGACCCTTCACCTCTCCGGCTTTTGGTGCGGTGTACATGGAAAAGAATACTTCTCCGCCAGGCTTAACAGCATCATAAGCAGTGGAGATAGTTTCTATCCTCCCGCTGCGTTCTGGGATAACATTTAGGACATTGCTCACTGTGGCGGTATCGGCCTGTCCTCCACGGAGTAGACTTTCCGCCAGCTTATTGTGTTCCTCAGTTCGGTTAAACCTATCCCATACTATGTTTGTAACGCCTTTGCTTCGTAGCCAATCTGTAATCTGATCGAACCTTCCGCCGCCTATGTCTGCGTTAGTAGGGCCGAGGGTTATCTCCCCTTTACGGAATGCGCTGAATATGATTGGCGACTTGCTCTCTGGGTCAGGATAAGAGATTGACGTTGAAGCACTTGATACCTGTTGCTGAGGCGTGGCCCAGGCGTACAACGCCGACCGCTGCATCTGCTGAGGCAGATCATTCGCGTTCCGCACAACTTCAAGTTTCCCTCGTTTCACGAGGTTGTCGTACCCCTTGCCGAGGAACTTTTTGAGGTCCTGTTGCACTCGTGCAACGAAGGTGCCCTGGCCTGATCGCGAAGCGATGCCGCCTTTGGCGGATTGCGCCTGTAACGGCGCCGAGACCTCAGTACTCGCCAACTGCGCAGCAATAGATAATGCTTCGCTAAATGCTGAGGCGTGCTTCGCCTCAATCCCGAGGACCTGCATTACTTTCTCGACAAGAGCGTCCCACGCGCTGCGGTACTTGCCGCCGGTCTTAATCTGGGTTGCCTTCAGCACACCCTGGAACTGAGGGGACGAGAACGCCTGGGCCAGGAACTCCTGCTCGTTGAGGAGGCCGTAACCGATCTGCTCCATGCCGGACAACTCTCCGGCGAGGAACTTGTTCTTGAAGGTCTTGCTGCCGCCGGCAATCTCGATGTTCGAGATCGTGTCCTTTGAGATAAGCCCAAGCTGGGTAACTTGGACCTTGACCAGCGCCATGACTTCCCGGACTCGCTTCTGCATGTCGGGCCGTATTTTCAATTCGCGAACCGTGACGGAGTGAACAAGCTCGTGGAGAGAGGTCGGAGCATTCTTCAAATCTTTTACCGTTAACTCGTTCTTGCCGGGGAGATAGTTTGCAACCTTTGCAGTCGGGTCGACCTTGACTGCGGTCTCCAGTTTGGAGCCGGGAGTGAACGACTTGAGGAACCCGCCGAGCTTCTTCACATTCTCATCTGGAGATTGTTCGAGCGTAGCGAACAGGTCGCCTGTGGTGATCGTCTGCTTGGTTGCAGTCTCGGAGAGCGTATCTAGGGATTCGAAATCCCCACCTGATAGGGCCTGCTCCTTTGGAGCAAACTTCGCCTCAGTCTCGGCAAGCCGAGCTTGTACCTCCTCCGGACTTTGCGTCGGCGAGATGAACGTCGCACCTTCGCCCTCGTGGCGAAGCCCAGCCGGTTCCTCCGGAACGGAGAACTCGTCGTTTATTTCTTGCGGGAGAAGCTGTGCGTTCTGTCCCCCTGTGCTGCCTGTCTGAGCAGGGCTACCCTCAAGGCTATTTCGTCCTTCCTGCGAAGAAAGTCCGTCTCCTGTTTGGAGAGTATCTGCACCGGCCACCTGAGCCGAATCCTGTTGAAGATTACCATTTCTTACCTCCTGCGAAGCAAGCTCCGCTCCGGCCTGCAGCCTCTCAAAGGCAACACGCCTCTTCTGGATGTCCGCTTCGTCCTGCGCGGCAACGGCCTGATCTGCCAAGTCAAAAAGAATATCGTTCGTCTCCGAACCGACTTCGTCCTGCGAAGCAACTTGCTCCTCAAGGGGAGGAACCTCCGACATCCTTCTGGATTGTTTCACCTCATACTCAGCAACCTTGTTCCTGTAGGACTCCGCCTCGTTCTTTTCGAACCACGCTCGCTTCTCAGCAGGCGACATCTCTGCGGTCTCCGCCTGAACGTCCTGAATTGTTTTCCCTACAGGAGGCAAGTAACTCCACACTTCCTCGCCGATAGCGAGGTTCGTAGACGTTGGGGCCGACGGCCTCATCGGTAGTTCTTCAACTACAGGCTTCGCCTCTTTCTCTGCGAGGACTTCTTCAAGGTTGCCGGAAGCTACGGCTTCAGCCGCTTCCTTCACAGGAAGTTCAACCGTGCGGTCGCCTACGGTGACTGTCGCTACGCCGTCTTCGACTTTGTCGATCTTCACCTCTTCAGGTGTAGCCTGATTGAGGGTCTCCGCTTGCACGGTGTTTGTCGCCGGGTCGGCAGGCTCGGCTTGCTCCTCCCGAATTACATTCGCAACTCTCCGGATAGGGAGACCCGCAGCGATATCTTCCTTCGCTCCAGTCAACCACTCATCGGCGTCAGGCACCTTATTGGCTACGGCCTGCTTGTGTAGCTCTTCCACGACGGCCTGCCGTTGCTCCGGCGTAGCCGAAGTCGGATCTTCGATAATGGTATTTACCGCCTTGGCGCTCCGAGCGTTGCTGTAGTTCGCATGAAGCCCAAACGGGGCGAGGAACGCAGTCATGCCGAGGGTCGGACCGACGACAGATTTCATCTGCTCAAGTGGGTCAACATCGACCCCTGCTTCTCGCTCTACGCTTGCCTGCAGCCCCGCCTGACCGAGTTCAGTACCTACCTCGCCGATGGCAGTATTCACCAAACCTTTAGCGAACGGTTTCCAGACGGCGGTATCTGTCGCCGCTTTGATCGTTCCAGCTATGGTCGCCTTTGTAGCTTTGCCTAAAGTCTTACCGGCCAGCCCCGCGAACTTACCGCCTATGGCTGTACCAGCGGTTTCACCCACTCCCTCGATAAAGAGGTTCTTCCACCCAGCAGCTCTGGCTACTTCGTCCGAAGCTCCTGCACCTTGGACAGACTCCAAGGTCTGTTGACCTGCCTGCATCGCTGCAGGTACAGCACCGACGGCGGAGGATACTGCGAGCGGAGCGAGTTTGCTTACCGCCTGAACTACCTTCGGAGCAAACCGAAGCGCGGTGGCCGCGCCTCCGGCGAGAGCACTGGCGCCAACTGCTTCGGGAAGAAGGGCAAGCCCGGCAGCGACCGCAAGCGGCGGCGCGAGCGACGGAGCAAGCATCTCTCCACCCTCGGCGAGGGAGTTTACCACGGCCCCATGTTCTCCGGGGCGAAGTTTGTTCTCGGGCAACTCCTGCCGTGCCTTGGCCGCGTCAGCAATTGATTTCCCTTTTTCATATACACTCTGCCTGAACCCTCCGCCTGTCGGCTCCCCAAGCCATTGCATGGCCTGGCCGGCCTGAAGAGGAAGCCCCTCAGTTACGCCGGTACGGAGGCCGGTCCCAATCTCTCCGAGAGCGGAGCGAGGTTTCTGGCGGATGCCTGCTGCCGGGGCGAGCAGAGTGTCGAAGGTGCCTCCCTCAGAGGGGGCAAGAAGGTCGTCGAAATCGGCCATTACTTCAGCTCCCCGTTCTTAACCTTAGCGAATATGCTTGTTTGTTCTTCTTGGGTTTGGCCTTTCTTCATATGCTTGGCTGCTATGCTCTTCTGCTCTGGGGTCAAAGATGCGGCCACTGCGGCGAAGGAGCCTTGTGCCCCTTGCGGAGTCTTCACTTGGTAGTTACCTTCCCGGTCGAGCACGCCGACATACGGCGTTTTCGTTATCCCTCCGGGACCTACGGACTCCATCTCGCCGTAATGCGGCTTAGGCAGTTCCGGCTCCCCTGCTACTGCAGCTTTCGCTGAAAGGAGGCTGGCGTTCGCCAACGCCTCTTTACTCTGCGCCGACCTGAATCCTTGTTGGGATTTATTCTCTCCCGGCATCTCAGCCGCCGAGGTCCCAGCAAGCGCAGCCTGCGCTTGCTGAAGAGGAACGCCGCCAGTCACTGTAGAATACAGTGTGTTCTCAGCACCGAACTTGTCGACCGCAGCTTTATTGTACTCCGCTATGCCGGCGTTGGCCGCTGCCATCTCAGCCGCTCCGGAGGAGTATATCGGGTTGTCCCCACGATATCCGACGATCGAGGCGAAGGCTTTCGGGCTGGTGAACGGAGTTTTCAACTGTGGTGCATATCCCGGCTGAACTGTCGTCTTCGGTGCGATGCTTCCTCCGTATGAGGTCGAGACGTTCCCATTAATTACTTCCCTTCTTATGCCTGCGTCTTGCGCAGGAGCGGCGGTCGCCGTAGGAGGCGACATCCCTCGTCCAGTATTACGCATCAGCGTATCCGGCCTTCCTTCGGACCGTGCCTTTGCATCTGCGAGCGCTCGGTCCAACTGCATCTCGTCGTGCCCTGCTTGGGTAATGACTCTGGTGCCGTTGGGGAGCGTAGTGTACGCCGGCTCTGGTGGGACGTAAGTCATCGGAGCCTCGGGCGCGAAGCGCTCAGGGGCGACGGCAACCGGCGGAGCAGTACTTGCTTGCATTCTCGGCACGATTCCTTGTGCAGTTGTGCTCCCTGGAACGGGTCCAGAGAAAACGTTCGGGCTGGCTACTCCAGATGCGTTCGGAGGTGTCCGCAGGAACGAGGACTGGTCTCGTAGCATCCTCGCTCCAATCATGGCCTCTCGTTCCGCTTGCGGCTTGGCGATCGATTGTTCGATTGCCTGGGCTACAGGGTTGACCGTACTCAACACCTGCGGCTTGATCCCTAGTTCGTCGGGTCTCACTTTTGCCATATCTACCATATCTAAACCTCCTACCCTTGGATAATTGTCTGCTCGACGGTACTGTCGCTGGTCGTGTCGGTCGTAGAGTGGCTGTCGATGATGGAGAAGCTGTTGCTCTCCTGTGCGGAGTAGCTCTGCGACAAGCCTTCGTTGAACCCGATCTGGGCGTTCGCCGAGACGCTGGTAAGCGCCGATGCGACCTTCTGCGTGTAAAGTCCTGCTACGGCCTTGAGGGCTTCCATCTGGATCTCTTTCGCTGCCGTCGCCGCCCGCAGGTTCGCGTCCATCTCTTTGACTATCAGTTCGGCTCTGCCGACTACTTCGCTGACCTGCGCCTTAAAGTTGTCGACTTTCGCTCTCAGGTACTCGCCCTCACGACGAACCTCGGCGTCGTAGCCTGCCATTTGGGCGGTATAGACTTTAGCCCCGGTTTCATCTTTGCCCAGTTCATACTGGGTGTCCGCTTTATACTTATCGAGGGCGGAAGTAAGTACAGCGACTTTGTCCTTATTCCCTTCGACGAGGGCTTGCATCTGCGCGAGGTTGATGTCTGCAACAACTTTCGTTGCTTGGACCTGCGTAGCATAGGCAGTAACCTGCTTACCGTATAGGTCGACCTTGGCAGTCTCCCCGGCGATGCGGGCTTGGTACAGGTTGAACTTGGCGGTAACGCCAGAGATCTGCGCAACGACTGCGTCGATCTTCGCTTTGAATGCGTCGATCCTTGCTCGGTCGATCTCAGTCTGGAGGCGGGCACCGTCCATCTGAGCTTTGTAAAGCTCAATCAGAACTTTCAATGCGTCGACGCGGGCAGAGTAAATCTGCACCTTCTGAAGCTGAAGCTCTCCATGAATCTTCGCCCCTTCCATCTGCGCTTTGTAAAGCTCGACTTTGGCGAGTTCGGCCCGGATACGGGACTCGAAGACTTGGGCAAGGACTTTGTAGCCCTCCATCCTTGCGTTGAACGCATTGACCTTTAAGGTGAAGGCATCAATAACAGCTTGTACTCTGTACCGTGCAACCTCGAAGGCTCGTTGCGCTACCTGGTTGGTGAAGCCCATGACCTGCTTTTCGAAGGCCATCCCGGAGGTGATGGCGAACTGGGTCTGTTGCTGTTGCAACTCAGCCCGCTTGAACGTAATATCTCGGTCAAGATTCAGCCTTGCCCTTGTATCTTCGGCGAGGGCTTCCTGCAGTGCAGAAGAGAGAACGCCGTCGGGCATCTCGTAGTTCCACTGCTCCCAGTTATTGAGGACCTGATTATACGCCTTGACAAGCTCAACGTCCAGGTCCGACAGTGCTCGCTCCCAGATCGCAGTCCAGACTTCCTCCGTGTAAACGGCGGTGCCGATCGTAACATCGTTATACAACTTCGTCTTGATGGCGTCAGCCAGATCGGACTGATAGGTCGCTTCGTCGTAGACGAACATCGGCTCGGGAGGCGTCAGGTCTGCCGTCGGGAGTTCTCCTTCGAATTGGGCGAACGCAATCTCCGGGGGAGACGGGAGGACTGTCTCGTCGAGGACCGGAACTGCCGGCATGTCGAGGGTCGGAGACACTGGGATACTTGGATCGGAGATCGCAGGTACGTCAGTCGGCACTGTGGGCAGTGCGTCGTCCGGGGCGTCAGGCAATGAAATTGCCGGGGAGATTACTTCCAGACTTGGCAGGTCTACCTGATCGACAGTGATGTCAACGAGGCCGAGTAGTGCTCGTAGAGCAGCGATATCGTTTAGGGCGACGGGTTGCGCTTGCGCAACATAAGGAGCGACAGCGTCCGGGGACGGAGCTTCGCCGATATTGGGCGGAGCGAGAGTCTCAAGTGCGAGGTCGAGATTCCCCATCGGGACGGAGAAGTCGCCTACAGCGAGAGCGTCAAGTGCTGCGACCGACTCTGAGTCATACCGATTCACGAGGTCTTCCGACATTCCGAACCTCGCAGTTACAAGGTCTGCGGCAACATGCGCAACAGGTGTTATTTGAAAAGTCGCCATCTCGGCCTCCTTATATGTGTAACATGAGTATACCTCATGTTATTATGGATTACAACTGCATTACGTAATCGAGCCGCCCGAGAAACACCATCCCGTCGAACTCAAGAGGAACACCATCGACGACGATGTCAGGGATAGTGTGAGTCCCTTTACTGTAGTCTGCGACAAATTCGGTCTTTGCAAGTTCGTCCTGTGAGTTCGGCCCGACATAATAATATTCATATCTTTCATGATAAATGTATGTGTCGCTGTCCGCTACATACTCATCCGTGTATACTGCCGAACCAAGCAATGCTGTCTTTGCTGCTATATTGTTAGTATTGTAATATTTTATTGATTGAGTGTAATATGTTGGTTCGTCATCAGAAGAATACACCTCTGATAAAGTGTATATGTCTTCATCCACCTTTAACTTATTAGCTATTCTAATTATTGATGACTCAGTCACAGTCGATGGATGATACGTATATGAGCAATCATCGTTTGTTATAGGCTGTATGCTTGTCTTATGAGCATCTCTCTGTGTCTCTGCGAACTGTACTGCATGATTATTTTTGTTATCGAATTCTAGTGACATGTCTTCATACCTAGCCCCCCAACCGTAATAGGTATACATTCTGTCCATGGTAGCCACTCCTATTGAGAACGGATTAAGATCAGTGATCCACCACTTTAATGGAAGATACGTGTATGTAGGGTTATCACACTTCGCCAAAACCTCGCCCTCTGTAGCTTCATCATACTCAGGGGGGAGTCTTGACACACCACAACGAGAATCTTCGTTTGTCATGTCCCATGTTTTTCTATCAACCCCTTTGGGTAGACCTATATCTTCTCCCATTACCGTCATCGTTGTATCAGTTATATCTGATGAAGTTGCTCCGAACAGTTGTGCAAGATGGCCGGTTCCGTCTGGGCAGATAACAACCCATTTATCTATTTCCCAAACATTATAGTCTGTAGTGTTTGAAGATGTTGTTATTTTTGATCCAAAAGGCGGTTGATTCCCCGACTGAGCAATGTAAAAAAGATAGTAATCTCCATCAGTCGACAAGAACTGCCCGTCGATATTGGCTTCGTTTGCCGGCAGAAAATCTGTATATGTGACACCGACAAGGTTCTTGAAAAGCCGGTACGGACCTTCGAATGTTCCGCTGAGGCAGGCGACCCAGTACTGGTCGTCCGTGCTTCTTATACAGGGGACTATTCTCGTAAGAGGCGTAGGCACAGGGATTTTCGGTGTTTCCTCTTTCGGAACCTCAGGCTTGCCGGCGTCGCAGGAAACGACAATATTCTCAGCTCCGTTGACGGACTGCATGTAGACCGTGCCTACATAGGCGCCGGTCTTGTCAAAGAATTTCTTCGTCTCAGAGTAGATTTTTAAATCCTGAAAAGACTGGTTCTTCCTGAAGTCGTGCATCAGCCTCGGCACATGGGCCTCGGCAAGAGACCGGGCCTGAACCCTGTCCCCTTTAAGCTCGACCTGCGTCGTCTTGGCAGCCATCAGCGTTTCTTGCGTTTGAGGAATACCGGGGCGAGGGCGAGGAAGTCGAGTGAGAAGTTGCCGGTACCCGCGACCCGGACCTTCCAGTACCGAGCCTTGCCGTACAGATACTTCTTCAAGGTCTTGAACATGTCCTGCTGGACCTGCCCCGACGTAGTCGGCGCAAGCGTATACGCTCTGGCGTGGGCGGTATCTTCATCACCCGTCAGGGTAACGGTGACGTTACCGACAGATTCATATCCGATGTCATAAGCCTCGATACTCTTCTGTTCCCTACTCTCGAAGTCATGGGTCGGAGTGTCCAGCCACCAAGAGATTGCGGTCCCTGCGTCAGTCGTTCCGCCTTCTTCGAAAATCCCGGTGTCGCCAAACATGACGAGTTTACCGTTAAACTCGACGACGGAGTCGAAGGGCATGTTGGTGTACTGGCTCGGCGCCTTGTTGAGGGTGTTCATTGCTATCGTGAGACGATCACTCATTTTGTCCTCCTAAGAAGGTCGTGTATACGACAGGATGTAATTGTCAAACCTCGCCATGGCTGCACCCTCAACGTAGAACTTCGGGACCGGGAGAGAGAAGATCAGGCTGGCCGAGATGTCTTCATAAGAGGACATCAGTACCTCCGGTACCGGTAGGTCGAACTCAAGCGAAGCAACAGTCCCAACAGACCCTGAGAGGAGGACTTGGAGAGGGGGGATCTCCAGGAGGAGGCTACTCAGGGTCTGTTGGCTTGCTGTGAAACTTGCGCCGATCGGCGGGAGAGAAAATTGTAACTGGGCTACCTGCGCAGCGGTCCCTGTGAGGAGGACTTCGAGCGCCGGGAAATTCAAATGCAGGTCGGCGACAAGGCCGGTCGTGCCGGCCAATGCCGCCTCAATAACTGCGAGGTCGAAGGCCAGAGCCGCGCCGGTTTGCCCGGCAAACGTGATTGCCGGCAAGTCTGCGACTAAGGAGCAGGTTGCTCCGGAAACCGCCGTCATGGTGAGTTCTTGGAAAGGAACTTCGAAGGCTAGGCTTGAGCCTGTGCCGAGAAGCACCTCCAGTGCAGGGAGGGTGAAGTCGAGCCAGGCTGGCGCGGAAGTCTCTCCGAGGAACTCGATGGCTGGCAGGTCGAGGATCAGCTCGCAGTTTACGCCTCTGGCCTCGATCGCTACGGCAATAGGAGGAAGTTCGATGGCGAACGACCCCTGCGCTTCGGCGACAGTAGGGGCGTAGCCTGTAGATACGGACGATCCTGTCTCAGGATGAGAGTAATCGTCGATAGCAAGAACTGTCGGAGCAAACCCTTCAGAGTATGAGTGCGCAGTTACAGGGTAGATTGTCTCCTGTCCATCTGCTATTACGTATAAAGCTCCGTGCCTTATTCCCATGTTACAATCTCAATAAGTTCCATGGGAAATCTCTTCCGGTCCCGTCAGTCTGTTCGAGTGTGCATACTATTTCTGCATCTACCGGGACAGGGACAGAGTATTTGTTCGGCTCAGTCTGGACTCCAGCAAACTCTTTGATATATGCCAGCCTTGAAGTACCTCCAGTAGTATATTTCGTCTTGATCCTAAGCAGCACGATATCGCCTGCTACCAAATTAGCAGTATCAACAACAAGAACATACACTCCTGGAGTTGTTTCAGTATCTAACGTATGCTCAGTGTCGAGCGTAGCAGTTTGAGTTGCGGTTCCAACCGATGTAACGGCCATAATACCTCCTTATGAAAAACAATACAAAACGGCATCAAAAACTCTGTCCGTTGCATCTGTAATTGTACAAAGCGCTCGAACCGATATTGCCTCTCCTGCAGGAATATTGACAGGAAACGGCATTGAAATCTCAGGGAATATGGTGTCAGAGTTAGAGTGGGAAAACAGAGCTATATCTGGAACAACTATATCATTACCAGCCCCAATAGCGATATCGACAGTCCACTCAGCAATACTCATTGTCGCGTTCCGCCTATCTCCAGCCGCAAGTATTATAGCTCTTACCGGCCTGTCAAGTCCTGCCGTAAGTTGAACATACGAACCCTTTGTAAGTGCCGAGGCACCAGGGTCTACTGCTGTCCCTCCGCTATCCGCTGTGTTGTCCCCAATTGTGGTACACGACGAAAGCGGCGCAATTATCCCGGTCGCCGCAGGAACAGGATGAATAGCAATCCTGAAATAGCCTGGATTTACAGAGCACTGCCGGCGCACAGCGATCCTGCTGCCTTTCGGTACAGTTACCGGAAAAATGCAGTTCGTTGTTTTGTAATTACCTGAAGAATAGCCAGATGTAGTCAGGACATTCGACATCACAACTTGCTCACTTCCTGCTGCGCCGATGCCGATATCATACAGACAGTCACCAATATATATCCTTGCAGAGACATATAAAACAGCATCATACGGGCACGGATCTAGCACTGTAGCCCATGCCCCCTTAGTGTTTACCGTGACTGCCTCAGCATTAGAGACTAATCCAGTAACTATCCTTCCTCCTCCAAAATCTGACGGCCAGTCACCCATATAGTCCTCTAAGTAATGTCGAATATTCCGGAAGCCGAAAGCTGAATAACAAATGTATTGCCATCCGTCGCCGTCCTACTTCCGGTATCGTCGAGGTCACAGTAACGAATAAGCTTGCCGGAGGCGACGTGATAGATCACAGCGTACTTCGCTGTGATCGGCCCGCCTGAAGCTGTCCACGATATGTCGGCGGCGTCCCACATATCAACCCCTGCAGTGTTCGTGTAAACCACTGAAGTCAGCCCTACTCCGCCCGCTGTATAGCCGTTCGCCCCTGCATGTTCGTGCGCGGAAAGATCGGCCCATGTATCATCGGTCAGATCCGGCGTATACGTATCCAGCAGCAGGGCGCACTTGAAGGTGTCGGCAGTCGCGACATCGAAGTCGATCGTGCCGATCATCCCGTAATATATCGATTTATCGAATTTGGTCCATGCTCCAGCAGCCATGTCCTACCTCCTTACGCCGAAGCCGGTTGCGTTGCGGTTGCCGTGTCGATCGTCGTAGTGGCTCCGACCGCAACGGTAAGACTCGACATGCGAAGTTCGCCAGTACCTACGCCGCAGACACCGTCAAATCGCTCGGCAACAGAAGAAGCCCCGGTCACATAGGCATTGCTGTAACACCTGAACCAGCCTGCAGTTCCTGCGGCAAGACCGACACCGCTCCAGACCTCGGAAGTCTCTTTGGCGGAGACGCCGGAAGCTGCATCGGCAAGGTTCAGCCCATTAGTGGCTGTTCCCGGAGTGAACGCTCCGGAGCTTACGGTAATCCGTAAGAGCTTGGTCCCGGACTCAGTAAGGTCGGCGGTGGCCGGCTGTGCGCCGGTGTAGACCTCGATTACACAGTCGCGAAAAATCTCGTCGAGCGACCCACCGTTCATGCCTGCGGCGACGATAACCTGGTCGCCTGCGACCTCAGTCGTAAGTGAGCCGGCAGGGATTTCCAAGTAACCTGCGGCTACTGCGGAGACTTTCACTCCAGCGACGTTGTTCGAAGTCGAGCCTGCAACGGAGATATAGTCTCCAGCAATGTAACCTGCGGATACAAAGCCGCTGCCAGAATCGGTAATCCGGTCAGTACCGTCGGTGCCGGTACCGTCTTCAAAAGCGAAGGTCGTTCCAGTGACCATTTTGGTCGGGTATGAGTGCTTGGACACCATTGCATTTCTTGTGCCTGTAGACAGTCTTGTTGCCATTTTTTATAATCTCCTCTATTGATCAAGGTTCTAAAAGGACTATGTACCGACTGTCAACAATCGCAGCGCTTGCGTACCGTCCTGCTGGGAAAATAAGTTTATTGTACGTGTGGTTGGTAAATGTGCCGTCCTCACTGCCTGAGCAGATCCCTTGCGGCGTGGTGAAAATTACTGACTTCGGCCCGCCCATCTTCTCGGCAGGGCACCAGACTGAAGAACCTTCGATGACACCGAACGGGGCCTTCTCCTCTCTTCTCAGTTTCCGCCACTCCGTGCCTCGGTAAAAGAGGATCTGAGTTGTCGTCCCGACCCAGAGACCGGCAGGCGTTGGCTGCAGCATTGTCACACTGTTCGGAAACAGCTTCATGTCGCCATGCAGATCGAAGACTCCGTAGAACGAAGGAAGCGAGGCGAAGACTACATCGTCTTTGGCGATCAGTGCTCGGCTTGCGAACCAACTTACCAGGTGGCCGGTAGGCGGATTGGAGTAAATCGTCTTGGGGTTTCCAGGAGCGGTGAATGTTCCCTTCTGCCAGGTGTTATCCGCGCCCTTGAAGACGTAGCCTTTCTCATGCCCGTTTGTGTAATAAATCCTCCCGGCTATCGGCTGATATCGCATCCTGGCGCCAAGTGTCAGGCCGGTGCGAACTACGGTTCGCGAGTAGTCGGGAAGAAGCTGGTACATTTCGGTTCCGGCAACGTAGAGGCAGGTCTCGCCAGTGGAGAACGCACACCTTGAAGCTTCCGCCCGCTTCGCGGTAGATCGTCCAAGCCGGCTTGAAGGCCGGCCTGAGTTGTCAACATTCATGTTGACCAGTTGGGCAAGCTCAGTGACTCCGGTCTTCAGGTCGTAACTCAGCCGTACAGGGTCAAGTGCGTTATTCAGCCCCGTTGTGGCTTTGAAGATCGGTATGAGTTTTGCCTGGGCCATTCTTATGTCCGGTAAGCGGGGTCAGACCCTATTCTAGTTTCTAGATTATGGAACCGCCGGAACGCGGAGCGCCCATCCATGACGTACTCGTTGAAGATGCTGAGATGGTCTCGTGCCTTAACCGGGTCCTGGGCCTCCATGTCGTGATGATTGAACGCCTTGTACGCCGCCCACTCAATACATGCTCGCTGGAACCGAGCTGGAAGCTCGGGCGTAGCTGCTACACCTGTAGTCGCTCCGTCGCCTGCGAGATCGTATCTGCTGTATCTCCAGACATGAAGATTGAGAGTAAGGCCGTTTTCGGTCGCGGTCGGCGTCGGAGCCAGCTTGATGAAGCCGGTTGTCTGGTCGGTCTGCCACTGGTTCGGCATCCCGGATGCAGTGTCGTCGAAGTCGACAGGCCACTCGTCAGGCTCTGAAACCGAGTCCTGGAGAACCTTCCCTAAACGCTTTGTTCCGTACCAGATATTCATTATCTGAATGGCTCTGGCCGGGATCGCGTAGAGCGCCGTACCTGTAGCGAGCGCCAGCGTGTAGTTCGTTATGTCAACGAAAAACCCAGTCTCTTCACAGAACTTATCCTGCCCTTCGGCAAGGTAGGCGAGGAGCCTTGCATCGCTCCATGCTCCGTTCGTCGTCTCGCTGTTGAGAACTTCGAGGAGTTCTGTCAACATCTCAGCTCGGGTCACGGCTTATGCCCTCCGCCATGGGATTGCTGAGTACCTTCGTTCTGTTTCCTCCAGTTCTCCGGTGTACGGGTTTTTCTTCTGCTCAATGTGCGTAGCTATGGCGAGTTCGAGAACGTGGACGACTTCGGGAGGGACTTCGACCGGAACGCCTCGTTTGATCTGGTAGACGACGCCATTCACGCCGACGGCTTCGTAATTGTCCTTGCAGCCGGCCATTTCGTCGATGATGATCCTGATCTTCTTGGTCTTTTCGTCAATGCGAACGGCGCCCATCGGCTCGTCGAGTTCTTCGTCAGTCGCGGCCATGATCCTGTCGATCATCTCCTGCTTCTTCTTGGAGACCTTCGCAAGCTTCTTGCTTTTCTTCTCCGGCTCCGCCGGCCCGTTCAGGTCAACTTCTACATCAAATTCGTCGTTCATTTACACTCCTCCTTCTTGGATTTCTTCCCCTAGAAGGGAGGGCTGTTACACCCTCCCTTTTGCTTAAAGCTCTTCTGGCTCGCCTATTTCTTTCGCGCCGAACGCCTCGCCCAACTCGCCGAGAGTCATCGACTTCTGACTCTCCTGCATTGCATCTATGAAGGCAATTGCGCCTATAGCCTGGTGATACACTGCCCATGCGTTATCCCTCTGGGCTACCAGGCTCTGTCGCTCTTTAGCCAAGTCCATATTAAGACTCCGTCCTGTTGGTCGAAGCGTTGGTACACATGATGTAATACGGCGTACCACCTTCACTTACTATCCTGATAGAATGGGTCATGGCCTGCGTATCGTGCGCACAGAACAGCCCACCAGCTTCGGCAGCGACGTTCGGGATACGCATGAGATTGTTCGACTTACTCGCCCCAGTATTGGTGAACCGCAGGAAGGCAAAGTTCGTCGGGACAGTGGCCTCGGTTGCGATGTCGGTGTCGACCTGAATAACTGAGCAAGTTCCACCAATGTTGGTAGAAAGCGCAGCGATCCCGAAGGTCGCCCGCAAGGCGTTGGCTGCGCCGGATACTGCGGCGGAGGCTCCGGCAGTGCCGAGAGAGATATGGGCACCGTTCACCGTCCCGCCAGTTGCGACGGACACGTTGTTGATGGTACTCATCGCTCGGAAAGCTTCGCCAGACCCACCTGCGCCGGAGAAATAAAGCCTGAGATACTCGCCCCGCATGTCGCCGGTAGTATGGGTCGCGTCGAGGTAATACTCTTTGGCGTTATCTCCAGTTGCTCCGAGGGCAAACGCGGAACCGGAGGCTCCACACCCGATCAGGATACCGCTGTGAGCGTCCTGCAGGACGACCTGCGAACTGAAGGTCTTCACTCCTGCGAACGTACCCACTCCGGGGAGAGAGGGCATGGTGCCGGCTGCATTGGTAATCTCTTCCGCGATCACTCGAAGAGTCTTGACTTCTTGTCTGCTCATAATAATCTCCTCCAGGTATTGTAAGCCCGCCTGGACGGGCTATCTTTTTAGCGGAATGCTACCCAACGAACAACGTCGGCTGCGGTGTCGCAGATGTCGGTGCCGAGGGTCACGCCTTCGCCTTTGCCGAGCATATCATACAGGCTGGCGCCAGTAGTGGTAGCGACGAACGGTTTGTCGGCGGTAGCGACAGTCGAGCTGGTAATCGACAGGATGCTGACGGTTTCCCCATTGATGGTGACTTTGTCACCTACAGCGAGTTCGCCGACGAAGTTGGTGCTGGTCCCGGTGATGGTCGGGGAATCGGCAGTTACTGCGACGGTGCCTGTTACGGCTGCGCCGGCATTGCGTCCTGCGTACAGAGTGATGGACCCTGCGGCGTTGACCGAGTTCTGGGTGTCGGCATGATTGCCGTTGTCGAGCGAGGTTCCTGCGGTCATACCGTAGAAATACTCGTAAGCCACGAGGTTATTGACGTTATACGCCCGCACATACCGAGGCTGCCAACCACAAACCAAGTTGACGGCGACAGCAGGGTTAGAGACAGTAACGGTCCCCATTTTCTGGACCTGATCTGCATAGTTCAAAGACATTTTGTGTTCTCCTTATTTTAAGAGTTGGGGGCCGAAGCCCCCTTCAATTTTAAAGCTCTGCAGCCGCTACCTCAGCTCTGCACATCCAGAGTTGATTCAGGATGACAGCTGCGAAGTAAGTCTTCCAGCCGATCCACCCGCGCTGGCCGAGCTGATCGCCTTCCCGAGAAGTTCCAGGGTTGACGACGAACGGGTCGAGGGCGGTCTTCCCTTTGAGCGGTGTTACCGCCGCACACTCAGCGGCGATGTAGATGATCGGATATACGTCGGCACTGGTGCCGGTCGTGGAGATCATCGTGGTACCGGAACCGGCTTTCGCCCCGCCGCCGTCAGCCCAAGAGGTGAACACGGTAGAGGTCAAATACCGAACATCGCCGATACTACCGATCTCAGTCGGATATGAGGACATCGAGCCGTAGTCGACAACGTCCTTAAAGCCGGGGATTGCCTGGATGGTAGGTTCGAGGTCGGGATGAATAAACGCGATGAACGACGGCTTGACGGATACAGTCTCCATCTTAGCCGAGCTGCTCAGTCTCTCAGTAATGGTAGATGCATTCTGACGCTTAAAGCCCCTCGTAATCTTCTGCTGCAGTGCTTTGGTCAGCGAAGTGTTTACATCGGTCCGTGCGGTGCCGTTGGCGAAGTACACGTTAGTACCAGCCTTCATTACGTTGAACAGCCGAGTCTCAACAGAGAGCGCAGCCTGCTTTGCAAGAATGCTGGTGTACTCTTTGATGATAGGGTCTTCGTGCGTATCAGCTACGCGGTCGGAGATACCTACCCACGCGCCAACCTGCGACAGATTTGCCTCATAGTCGGAATGCGTGATGGTACTGGACGGAGGAGTAACCCCCTCAGTCAGGTCTGCGATCGCCGCAGCGAGTGCTGCGTAGCGCCGAAATTTGATAGTGCTCGATGCGTTCTGCGGGATTTCATGAGTTTGCAGGAACGGTTGTATAATAAGTGCAGGGTCAGCTCTCATAAGAAGCTTGCCAGCCACATACCCAGCCGTTCGAAGGCTAATATCACTCACTGTCATTGTCATGGGGTCATACCTCCAAAATTAGGAATTTACGGCTGCGTTGAACGCCGACTCGAAGTCGTCTTCGTCAATACCGCCCTTTTGCGCTGCTTGTCGACTGCGTACTCCCTCCTGGGATTGCAGTTTTTTCTCCTTCGCAGCCTTCTGTGCAGTCTCTTCAGGAGTCGGAGTAGAAGATGGAGGCCCCTTCACACTACCATTCGTTTCCTTCTTGAAGATGTTGAACAATTCTACAATTTGCGAAGCGCTCCCCTTATCGAGGACCGCGTTATATGCTGACTTCAGAAAGTCGGGCTGAGCGTTTACCCATTCCTCGACCTTTGGTACGATTTCAAAGGCGTCGGCGTGACCCTTGAGGATCTCGGCCTGATGCGTGTTCTGAGCTACGACCTTGGCAGTGGCGATCGCCGGGGCGAAGTCCTGGCTTATCTGAGAAAATTTCTGTTCGAATTTCTCTTCAATCGCTTTCAATTTCGCATTGAATGCGTTCTCAGCCTTGGTGAAAGCTATGCGCTCGACGGCCTTCAGGGCCGACGCGGTGTCAGGGAAATTAGCCTCTACCTCTTTGAGAGCAGCTTGCTCCTCTGGAGTCAGCGCCTCTCTAGCGAGTGCTTCGACCTGCAGACGGTCGGCTTCAGCCTTGGCGGCTGCGTCTTCTTTGGCCTTCGTCTCTTGGGCGAGTCGTTCGACCTCGGGGTCGACCTTCGGGGCCGGCTCCGGCTGCGGAGCAGCCTTTACTTCGGGTTCTACCTTCGGCTTCTCCTCAACAAGAGGAGCAGGTTCGTCTACGACGGCCACTTCAGGCTCCGCCTCGACGACTACGTCCTCCTTCTCAGGCTCTTCCTTCTCCGGTTCCCCGCCTACGGCGACGTTGAAGGCGAGATCGAACTCGTCTTCTGTCACTCCGCTATCAATTACTTCGTCTTCCATGAAATCCTCCGAATTTTATCTGTAGTGTAACACACGGTTACACCAGGTGTCAAGACAATATGTGTATCAGATCTTTACACTCCTTTGCCCTGCCCCTCATCTCCTCACTCTCGCTGCTTTCGAGCTTGTCCCGATGACGTTCTCTCCGAAGGGAGAGAAGCTCCGCAAGGAGTTGAACTCCCTCAGTACGCCTCAACAAGTTGATCCTGTCCTCAATTTCGAGTTCTCGTTCTTTCATCAGCTTTCCTCCGCAAAGTGCTTAACCTCCAGCAAATCCAACATCCGCACTGTGTTGATGAGTACCTGCTTCATTTCATCAGAATACCCAAACCTCTTTTGGTTGAACTCAATGCTTTTGTAGATATCTCCGTTTGCGTGACGAAGCGTGGCAGCTTTCCAGTCGCACAACATCTCCGTGATATCTATCAGATTCATCTTCGCGATCTCGCCGAAGTGTTCGGGGTGGTGTCTGTTGACTTTGTAGTGGTGCTCCAGGGCTACGCCCATGCCATCCAAGTAGGTCTTGTACTCAGCGGACCCATAGGTGCAGTCTCTGAGCTTTGCCGTGTACTCCTCGAATACTTCCACCTCCGGAGACTGCAGCTTGCTCTGGTCGTGCTCCTCGGCCCTCTTGAGAAGTTCCGCTACTACTCCGCCGAGGAAATTACGTACTGTCTCGATGTGCCTTAGTGTCTTGAATTTGTTCTCGCTCACTTCGTATCCCCCTTGGGCTTCGCCCCTTCTTTCTTCTCGCTGACCGTAGTCAGCAAGACCTTCAAGTTCTCTAACTGGTTCTTGTCTTTCGCCGACTTGGCGTTCGCAAGGTTCTGTTCGACCCGTGACAAAATCTCCTGAATTGTCGCATCTGCCGACGCCTGCAACATCTGCACGTCCATTTGCTTCTTCGCGGCAGAAGCCGACACGTCCTCGGTCTTGGCCTGGGTCAGGCCCTGCTCGATCTGCGATGCTTGTGAAGCGGCCTGTTTCATCCCTTCGAGAATCTGCTTGGCTTCGTCCTCCGGTAAGACTCGGTCTACAGGTAGATCGCGAGCTTTCAAACGATCTATGAGTAATCCATGAGTATCAAGGATCGCTCTCTCCTCCGGCGTGAGAGTCATGACGAACTGGTCGAGGGCCGCGCCTCGAACTTCCTTCGCAACGAGCGACAGGTTGCCTTTGGCGACGACTTGGTAGTCACCCTTCAGTTCCTCGTTCGGGTTGAACTCCATGTTCCATGCAAGCATGGATGTAAGTAACGAGGTGGTGAATTTGTCGAACGCTCTGACGGTGTCTTTCGTTACCATGTTGGCGGAGCCGGTCATCATCGACATGTTGCTCGTTGTCCGGAAGGCTTCACCGAGAGGCTGGTTCTGCATGGCGCCCATAGTGTAGGCCGGCAGGTTGCTAGCAACGTCGAATCTTCGTTCGTACATCTCGACCATACTTATCAGTTCGGTAATATGCGACTCGGTGATGAGCGCCCGCACTGCGGGGTATTGGGCCTCTGGTCCGTCGCCTTCCCGAGTGATGGTCATAAACGAATGGATAGGCCCGATGTTCTTCCGCCCTCTTGGGAGGAGGCTTTCGTTCACTTCGTAGATAGGACCTGCGCACGCCGACGCATTATCCGCGAGCATCCTGGTCGCCATACAAAGCGACATCTGGGCGTCCCGCACTTCCTCCGGCAGGCCGACACCGGTAAGTCCTGAGTCCTCATCTTCAGTGTAAATGAAGGCATGATACTGGTCGGATGGGCGCTCGCCGAATGCGGCTTTCTCTGCCTTAATGACTACGTCGTCGATTATCCAGACATCCGCGAGAATGTCCTCGTCAAGCTCGTTGTCGCTTACTTCAACTCCGACGGATTGAAGCGTATGCGCCGAGACGAACATCAGCCCTCGGTATACCTCGTACCTCCGGGCCTGCCTGTTGGCGAGATTGGAAGTTTTGGCGATGTCGTGCAGATCGGCCTCGTACTCCTTGGCCGCGTAATTCCCATCTGAATGATCTTTTAGATACTCCTTGATTATCTTGGCCTCGAAGTCAGGCCGCTTAGCAAGGGCGCGGAAGTCGTGACGGAGGAATATAATCCTCTCAAAGAATGCGTCCTGGTCGGTCCAGGCTATGGCTGAGAGGTCGGGGTATACGTCCCACATACGGACGTACTCAGGGTATGGCCGGCGGAGAGTTTTGGTCTTGGCAACGTACTGGCCCGTCTCGTCGGCGGTCCACACTCTCTCAGCTTGCGTCCTGACCATCGGGCTGCGGGCGATACCGAAGCCGTATAGGTAGCCACTGCGAACAACTTTCTTGCACAACTGAGGATAATCAATCCCTGGGTCGGCCAACTGATCAGCGATCTCAGTCTCCATCTTCTCTTTGCGCTTCTCAGCGAAGGTTCGGACTTCCCGCTCGATGGCGTCGCTCGTTATCGGCGCTGCGGGTCGTTGCTCCTGCTGGGCGAGTGCAAGCTCCTGTTGCTGAAGACTATCTATGATAGTCTGCAAGGCTGTCTGCGGAATAGACGGAGACGGAGAGACTGACAGGCCCCAGTTCTTGTCCTGTGATGGAAACATCATTTCCATCATCTTCGCAACGCCGCCTTTGACCTTTATGCGGGTATCTTCAGGATACACATGCGACCGCTCGTCCGGGATGCGGGCAAGAACGTCAGGGTCGTATTTCCGCAGGTACTGCCGGAGGTTCTTCATCCACTGGACTTCGAGAAGGGCCCTATCTTTGATATGCTGGTCGAGGACTCCTTTAACGTGGGTCCCGAGTTTCTTCAGTTCTTCGTAATTTGTGAGCATTTAGTATCCCTCCTGCTGGGCAGGTCTGTAATGCGTTCTTGGGTTGAAGGGTCCTGCGTTCGAAGTGACTCTCATGTGATCTGCAGGGTCGTACTTTCCTGACAATAAATATAAGTCTCCGTACTGCCCCGCTTCTGCGATATGGCTCCAGTTGTTCTTCTCTGGGCTATCGGAAAACTCTCCGGACAGTTTTTTCTTGGGGTACCTGTACTTGCTTCTGAGAGCTTCTATATACGTCTTGCAGGATGGGTCGATTATCATCAGCGGCTCCCCTTCCGGGTACTGGCTCAACATGTGCTCAGTTGCCTCAATCCTAACCTTCGGGTCGTTGGTGGCTGCGCCCTTCACAATCGCGCCGTCCTCGTCGTAGTCGTCCTTCAGTACCTTGAACGCAGACGATTCATCCGAGTCGGCTCTGCGTTTGCCTGCAGGATCGCCAATGAATATTAACGGGTTGTTCGGAAAGAAGTTTTTGATGATTGGGCGCAATCGCAGCTTGCTGAACCGCTTCATCCCCATGTCGAACTCAACAGCTTCTCGCAGAACCCTCACTCTACCATCGAGCGTCATCTGCTTGAACGTAGCCGCGGGGGTAAGCCCGCAGTCGAAAGAGATTATAACGGGGAGTTCCGGGTCCGCCTTGAGAGGAACTTTCGACACATGCTTCTCTGGGTTGAATGTCCTGGAGTACACCGGCTTGCCAACCATTGAGGGTGAGTACATTCCATGAATGTAGGTGTCAACCCACGCCTTGGTCTGCCCCTTAGCAAGGTCCGAGTAGTAGTCTGGGTGCAGGTGGTCTCTGTTCTCAGCTTCCGATGAAAGCCCTGACGGTTGCTTAAATGTGTCGCACTCTATGACGCTGTTCTCATTTCCCTCTTCTTGCGGTAGGTGCTCCATGAGCCGGTAAGCCTCACTGTCAATTTCCGGCGGGTTGGTGTCCATAATGAGTCCATACCAGGCTCCTGGTACTTCCGTCGGATTTGGGTATCGACGGAGTCGACCTTTGATATCCGCAAACAGCGGAACAGGCACCTCACGAAATTCGTTGACAAATGCGCCCGATAATTCGAGCGAGAGCACTCTTCCAACATCATCCTGAGTATCAAGCGGAAGGAAGAGAATCTCAGAGTCAACTTCACCGAATTTCAGCCGGAAAGTCATCTTTGATTCGTGCCACGTCCCAAGGTCCCGCATCCAATGCATCCACGTAGCCAGAGTTGTATCACGTAACTGCTTGTTAGTGTTACGAATTATCGCCCACTTGGATGATCGCTTGCCGTTATTCCATGCAGGCATCTCAAGGTTTCTGCGAAGAATCTCGACGCACATACCTACCGACTTGCCGGACCCGATACCTCCCATTATGGCGCGATGGAACGCATTAGATCGCATGAACTTAGCCACCGTTGGAGGGGCCGTATATTTAAAGTCTTTAATGGCCATTATCAAGTATAAAAAGGATACCAAGTAACGTTGAATTTACTAACTCCCTTCTTTGCAACATGTATATCTATTATACAAAATCCTACGTGCGCCGCTAGTCTTTTCCCACGCATCCATGAAGTCTGGCTCTGCAGACAGCCGGCGGAGACGCACCAGACGTTCCTTTCGAAGATGTTGACGTACTTGTGAACGTGGCCTGTTATCAGGACGTTCGGCTTCTCTCCTCCGGAGAAAGCTTCTAAAATCTTCTGAAGGCGATAGCTAAGTGCGTAGGATGACGCATCTTCTCCGTGCCACAACTTGAGAACTGCTCTCCCATCAAGCGAGATATCTCCCTCGTCGTGACCGAGGAAATGGAAATTGTCGAGGGCTTCCTCAATATCTTTTACTATCAGCGCCCCGTTCGACTTCAGGAACCATCGATCGTGATTCCCGTCAATTGCGTAAATATCTGTGTCAGGCCACTGAGCGAAGCAGTCGATCGCTTCATGCTTCTGCGCGTCGTAGCCGAGGTGTGAAAGCTCGTAGATCTGCCCAGGGCGGTGGCTCATGCCTTCGGTGACATCGCCGGAATGAGTAATAAAATCAACCTGTTCTTTCTTGAACTCGTCGAAGGCTTGCATGAGCCTAGCCCTGGGCGACAGCATGTGGCCGATGTGTGTATCCGTGATACAGCCGATCCTGATGTGCGTGCCGGAGAATGAGACGACCGGAACCTTGCCGGCGCCGGGGACAATCCTGCCTCCCTTGGCAATGGCCTGTAATTCAGTATCTGAAAATCTTGTTGCGATCTCTTCCAGCCAGTGCGATCTCTCAGGGATGGTTACTCCTTTCTCCTGCTTCGCCATCCGCGCATAACGTTTGAACGTCTCGTCGGACAGCCCTAAGTCAGCCTTGGCTTTCTCCGGTCCGTGCTTCGCTGCGTAAGCGACTACTTGTAGTGCTCTGGCTATCGCTTTTTGGGCCATCTGTCACTCCTCTTGGAAGAACAACTCCGCGAACTGTTCCAGTTCTTTACTCCCTGTAAAGCATTTCGTGTGCCCACAGTTCGGAAAGACGACTAAGTCCCACTCTGAACTGACCTTGTCGATCAGCCCTCGGGCTTGTTCGACGGAGGTAATGTCGTCGTCTTCGCCTGCGAAAACGAAGACCGGGCAAGTGACGTTGCGAAGATCTACAATACTTCCTCCTACCTCCCAGGCCCCGTTGTAGAGGGCGTTCTTGCAAAAGTGATTTTCGAGGGCGTCGAGAAACCATATACCGGCCAAGTCATTGGGGCTGTCATACCATCCATTCTGTTTCTCCCATTTATCGATATCCGCATCTCGTCCGCTGACGATGTGCGCCAGCAGGTCGAGATACCTCCCAAAGAAAATCTGTTCCGGGGCCATCGCCGCGAAGGCGAGCCATTGGGCCATACCTGGCTGAACGCCGTTGTTCAGCCCGACGATCAGGCGGTGCGCCGGCAGGGAGATGGTCTCGCAATACTCCTCGATTCGGTTCTTGCTCCCGGAATGCGTATTTATCGGCGCGGCGAAGACGGCGAGGCGGTTGACCCACTCTGGGCGTAGGGCGGTGAACATTGAGGCGAGCCAGCCACCTTGGCAGCAACCAATGAGGTCTACCGACTGCTCTCCGGTCTCACCGTAGATCATGTCGCAGCAAGCATCCAAGATTGTGATCAGCCCGTTGATACTGAGATTCTTCGTTTCTTGGGTGGCCGACTTCAACTCGTAGGCGTAAGTTGAGCGACCCGCTTCAACGCACTTATTGATAAGGTTCTGGGTGACGGTGCCGTCTCGGCCCGCGAAGGGCGGGACGATGAAACAGGGCGTTCCCTCGCCCTCGCTGAACCTGTTCAGCACGAAGTACTCATCCTCGAAGATAACGGTATTGCCTTGGTAGGTTTGTCTCATCATTCGGTGTCCTCGGCTCCATGCCTTAAGTTCGCCGCCATCCTACGAACCCATCCTTTTGCGTTCGGAATGAAGTTCCTTAGACTTGCCATGAAGTCTAGACGTTCGGCAATGACCAGCATGACAAGATCAGAGTCAGTTTTACCGGCGAGTGCTGCTTTGGTCTTCGGTCCGACAACTCCATCAGGCTTCAGCCCAAGAGCCTCCTGCAATTGCTTTATTGCGGTCTTTGGTCCTGAATTTACTGCGAAGTCGAACAACTGGAAGGCGACTCCGGGAGGGTAAGTATCCAGGTTGAGTGGCTTGACGAAGTCTCGCCGGTAGATGGCTCTGGCATCGTCAATTGTGAGGCTCGCGATGTCGAGGTCTGGGTAGGACCTTTGGCTTATCCCGTACTTCGTCGGCCCTCCGACAGGGTCGTCCCAGTAAGCGCCTTCGTGCCCGAGGCATCGCTCAATCCAGTCTTTCACTCTCTTCCTCCGCAGCGATCTTCAAACACCGTTGCAAGGTCTTCACCTCGATCGCAGCATCGACTCCGGCAGGAGTGATAACGCCTGCTCCGTCTCGCGCCGGCACCCGAACGGCGCAATCAAGTAACTCCTGGATACGCTCTGCAGTGCTCATGAGTTATCCCTCCTGTCCTCAATGAGGACTTTGATAAGCTGATTATGGCTGTCCTGGAGTTTCGACACCATTGCTTTTATTTCGATAAATTGTGCGTTTCCAGATGCGAACTGGAGGGCCGTCAGGTCTTTTATTTCTTGCCTGCGTTCGCCGCAACGCTCATTCGAAACAAATTTCCCCGCCTTCAAGTCTTCAACTTCCCGCTGAATTTTTCCCACCCACATTGCCCCGCCGAGAAACGCCAGAATAACGGCCCACCATTCTCTTATAATATCCATCTAGCGTTCTCCACATTTTCGTTTTCCGCCAGAAAAACCAGCCAGCCAATCTGACTGCGTCATAATATTTCTGACCGATCTCCAGACCGGCAACGCGAGCGACTCACCATTTAAGTTCGAGGTCAGCTTCGAGTCTCGGTATTGTTTGCTCTTCGTATCGCTCATCGTGTAGCCTGCATCAAAAAGAGATGTCGTAACCGAATGGATGATCAGGGCTGAGGGTGCAAAAATCCTTCATTTCGTCTTCTCCACCTTATGCCCGATCCCGATCGCAGCAAGTCCTGCGCCGAAGGCCGCAACGCCTGCCTGTATCATGTTGTAACATCCATCAAGGTCAATCTCGGGAGCTCCGACATCAGGGTACATGTTGCCGATAACGCCTACAAGCCCGGCGATTATTTTCCCTGTTCCGAGAAGCATGAGGACAGCCGCGCCGACATAGGTTTTCTTGCCGTCGAGTTTGCTGGCAAGGTACATGAGGCCCATCTTTGCGAGTATTTTATTCATCTCTTATCCTTCTTGAAAATCCTTCTGAACCATCTTCCTATCTGCTCGAATGTCGCACCGACCATAATTAATGCTTTGACATCTTTCGGGATGAGGTAGTAATCTGACTTTACTTTGTCTTCTGGATCGGACCAAGGGTACCTTGTCATCTACTTTCGCCTTCAGTGATGCAGATTGATTCTCCAAGCGGTTCACAAACCGACTTACCAATAGTCTCGCTAATGGACTTGCCAACTGTTTCGTATGCACAAGACACTTTGAACAAGCCAGGGGAAGCTGCTCTTGTTTCCTCAAGCCCTCATGTAACTTCATATGGAAAGTCTGTCGATTCTGCCGGGCCGTACACTGGAGGCGGAACATAAGGCGAAACATAAAGAGGTTGGGGCTTAAACAGTGTGAGCTTCTTTATATAATCCTCAATACTTTCCTTACGTTCCTTACTCTCGAACAATTTTCCAAGTTGCTTATGTAACTCTTTTGCCGATTCCCGGCTGATTGCAAGCTTATGCCCTTCAACCTCGATGTTTATTTTTTGCTCGACTTTTATCATTCCAATATCTCCTTCATCGCAGGGTCGCCGCACCGAAGAGGCTCACCGATTTCAACCTTCAAAAACGGACAAGGTATTTCGACGCTCATTCCTTGAGCATTTACCGCGTAACATGCGACGGAACACTCAGACATACGGAAGTCTGTACCACCATCGTCTCTTGGGATCGGTTCAGGATTTACTACCATCGTCTTCCCTCACGATAAGTTCTTGGCCGCAACTACACCTAAACCTGACTACGTTTCTCGCTGGTCCGCCGCCTTCGAATATAACTTTACATGATGGGCATTGGTAACTGGTGATGTACGCCTCAATTACCTGCCGTCTCACCTCTATGTATTTCGGTTTCTTAGTCGCTTTTACTACCATCATCTTCGTCCTCCGGAAAAAGCCTGCGGCATATCTTGCCTACGGCAACAGCCAGCAGGTAACAAGCCGCCAAGCCGCCAAGCAGGTATTGCTCAACCTGACACTGCCAGTAGCCGTGTTGCCAACCGGCGTAGGATATGCCGCCGATGACGGTTATGGCTGCGAGGATTAAGTAGATCATTCCTCGGCTTTCGCCACGGTCTTGTTGTTGCATTCCAGAGTGATTTCGCCGGACCCGAGATGGCCTGTGCCGTATGCCATTGCATGAATGGCGACAAGGGCTCCGTACAAAACATGGCGATCTGTGCATGTGTCTTTCTTGGTACAATCCCCCTGCCCTTCAGGTGTTGAGGACGGGTAATTACAGCATGGTGTTACGAGTGAGTATGACATTTTTATTGCTCCTTTGATTATTGAGGTAGATCATTCTTCAACTTCGGCCATGGCCTTGTTTCTGCATTTTAAAATTATATCCCCACAAATGTGGCCTACTACAACCGCGCAAACTCCGTTTTTATCGAGCTGGATTTCATCCAGGGTGCAAACCCCACACCCTGATTTTCCGTCATAATCGTTATGCTGGCACTTTACGCACTCGCATTGCACTTTTTTCATGTTCGCCTACTGAGTATGGTGATCATTTTACCGCCGGGCCGTTATAAGGTTGACCATCGATACAGATTCCGCCGTTGCATTCGGACGAATTGATACCGTAATCACGCTGCAGACAGGCGTTTATCTCGGAGTTCGAGGCCGCTCCGGATGCAACCGTCGTGCAGTCGGCCCACTGTGCTGCGGTCGGAGTTTTGCCGGTTGCCACTGTCTCCCCTTCCTTGCTACCCGCGGTAGCATTATTCGTCGCTGTGCTTTTGTCTGCTGCAACTGCGGTATTCGTGGTGGTCGTATTCGTCGTGGTTTTCGTCACGCCGGAATTGTCGCCGGTAGTGCTGATTTTGTCACCTACGGCCCCGGCCAGGGAGTCAACAAGTTTCACGGCCCCTGTCGTCACAATACCGAAGGTCGCCACGCTTTTGAGATCGGTCGAGTATTGTCGCTTGGTCTTCTCGTTTTCGGCGGCCCAGGCAATTGTCGCATCCCATACGTTTGTTCCAGGCTTACACAGGTCCTGACTCTTACCGGTAAGATCGGAGACCATTTTGCTCATCGCTCTGGTGCTGAGTGCGCGCTCCTTGTCTGCGCTCTCCATGCCTTCGTATAGGGCCAGTTCCTGCTGGTCGCGGACCTTCAGATATTCGAAGCACGCTGATGTAGTAATGGCCTCGCTTTGCGCAAATTCCCCGACGTCCGCCGCCATTTCGACAGGAGATTTCGAAGAACACCCGGACAGTGCGAAAATCAGAAGAAGGGGAAGAAGTAATTTTTTCATTTGTCACCTCAATAAAATGTCAGCGTTTGAAACATTGAGTACAGGCCAACCCCTGCGAAGAAAAAGAGGATCAGGGTTGCTGTTGCGAGTAAGTATATTTTCATATTTTTATACTCCTAAAATTTGTCAGCCAAAAAGATTGTAGTTTCATATCGGTCACGCTGTGTCACCGACATACCGCTTTATCGGTCCTGCCTTGGCGGTCATATCAATGTTAAAAAGTGCTGCCGCCTTGGTCCCGCCCCACAAGTATTGATCGTCAGCCAGAGACGCGAGAGCGGCAAGAGCCAGCGCAGGAGTATCAAACGCCACGGACGATCCATCGGCGGCGTAGACAGCGTTGTTCAGGCCGATCACATCATACAGTTCAGGGATTGCCGCCCAAGCATTTGCAACAGTGAGTCCATGATAAACCTTATCAGGTCCTCCGTACTGATACGCGCCGATACTTAAACCGGGAATAGCATGATAAACCAGCCGATTCATGGCGGCATGATAAACCATGTTGCCGTTCAAATCGTACTGATCGCCGTCTGTAGCGATAAAAGGCGCTGCCCCAATATTTTTCAGGAAGGATGTCGATAACAGTCTGTAGTTGGAATTATCCGTCCACTGATAAGCCAGTATCCCATTGGTATCGGTTGCGATAGACAACAAATCATCCATCACATCGGCAGCGGACATGCCTATATGGAGATGAGCGCTCCATTTGTACGCCTCAGCCAGGACAAGATTCCATTGGGGCAATGATAGATCACTGGCACTGTGACAGTATAGATGGCTGTACCCCCCGTTTTCAGCCAGATATGCACATAGCCCATGAATCCCAGCTTTGATGTCCGCATCTGTATCTCCGGGGGAAACATTGGTCTTGAGATTTGCCCCCGTAGTTGCAGCGAGGGTATACCTGTCCAGGCCATTAATTTTGCAAGGAGAACTACCGTCAATATTTACCGACCTGGCACTGGTGATTTGTCCACTCCTGCCAGCCAGCAGCGTGCCTTTGAGGTATGCGTCGGTCCGTCCAGAGCCGAACGGGTAGGCAAAACTTTTTACAGTCCCAACGCCGACAAGAGCTTCGAGCGCGTCCAAGGAGTCGTAGATTTCCGCTTTGATATATCCTTCAGTATCATCGCCACGGAGTAATGTCAGAGATGTTCCCGCTGCGACATTATCAATTGCCTCGCCTTTAACGTACTGGCTGAGAGTCCCGGCAACACCTGAGTCGTAATTTGCAACAGGGGTTATCGTGCATCCGAGAGCGGTTAACTCAGTGCGGATTGCCTCAAGTGTTTTTGCCCTGAATCCAGTTACCGCCCCGCCGCCGCTTAGGGTTATGGTGTCCGCTGCCCTGTCCACCGTCACCGTTTCAGCCCCTTTCACCACATCCCAAATTTTGCCCGTGAAAGCCATGTCGGAGTGCGTGACGGTATGGCAACCCCACTCGATATTATCCTGAGCTAAAAACCATGCTATTTTTGTAGCGTAATCAGGCATCTCAGCCAGAGATTTGGTATTGATAAACCAAACGAGTTTAGCCCCGTACGACTGCATCAGAGCGACAAGCCCATCGGTGCCATCAGTACCGTACATATAGTCCCAGGTGTGGTATGATGAGTCGTTGTAATCATCAATGGAAAACGTCAGATAGCCAGATGTTTTGGTTGCTGTAATGCCGGGAAAATCTGAATAGTGATTTGTACCGATTGTCTGCGCCGCGCCGAACGTTGGGGCCTGCACAAAACGTGGATTGGCTGCAATGTAATTGCCATCGACACTGCCTGTAATGGCAGCATTGAGGCTTAATCCCTGTGGCCCTGTTGCGGAGTCAGGAGGCAGGACCATATTGCCGCAGAAATCCACAACTCCTGATGTGTGTGTCCCCGCAGATACAAGCAATGGCCCAGCGTGACCGCTGAAAAGATTACTAAAAAATCTACAGGTAGAACCAGCGGCTTGCAGGTATAGTTGAGTGGCCGCAGAACTTGCACTGTTTTTCACGGTGTTGAACGCAAATAGCACCGAACCTGCGAACCTAACATCGTATGAACCTTCGCTCCCGACAAACGTATTTCGCAGAACCTTTATGGTGCCATTTTCTTGGTATAAGTAGTATCCAGGGCAAGGTGTGGCAAAATAGCAACCATCTACAATACCAACACCTCCAGCTCCAGGGCGGGAGTAGATAGCAGCAGTGCCACCTGTGCCTCGGATGGGCCTGATGTTTTGGATTAAATGCCCGGCTGCACTACCATATACAGTGTTATCATTGAGGTTGGTGGCACCAAGAATTACAGTGCCGCCACGAACACCGATGAGAGACTGATCGGCAGCAGCCATACGGACTCCGCTCGTTCCGGCTGACATCTCCGCAGCCCCATACGTGCCACTACCTAAAACAATTTTCGTCCCTGCCCCGCCAGCCGTGAACAGAGCATTGATCGACGCCGCGGGGGCCCCAGCTAAAGCACAATCCGCAAGGCTTATAGCACTGTAGCGGACGTGGTTCGATGCGTCGGTGTTTGGCAGGACAAAATAAGTTGCGGTGGTGCTGTTGTCGGCTTTGCTTCTGGCAGATATGCCGATACTATCCGGCATCAGCAACCCGGTAGCTGGGTTCCTCCTGACGAGAAAACTGAGGTTTTCGCGAGGTAGTCCGCTGCGCAGCAGCCTGCGCTTGACGTACTTCATACCTTAGTCTCCTGAGACGACCAGGCAGATAATCTTCGCCTTGGCGGAGTTGGTGGTGTTGTTTGAACAAGCGAGCTTGTAGCCTCCGACGAAGGGGACGGCGGGATCAATTTCGATCCTGTCGGACGCAGTTATCGCTGCAGCGAGATACAGGCTGATGCCGTCTACCGACTGGAAGTTTACAACGAGAGAGTCGAATGGGGTAGTCTCGTCGGCTACGACCTCTATGCCTACCAGGAACCCGGTTTCATTCTGAACTGTTTCCGTCGGGATGGTAGCCAGGTCTGCCGACGCGGTAAATTCTTTGACAAGCCCTATGGGCTCTGTGCTCTCGCCGTCGAGCTGCCCTCTCCGATACTCCAAGTCTGCCCATGTTCCAACAGCCATATCAGCTCCTTATGATGTGCTCCTCTCGGAGCCTGATTAATTACAAGGAGTGTAACACTAAGTTACGTAGGTTGTCAAGAATATGTTGACAAAGATGATCAGTTCTGAACGCCCTTAATGGGCTAGGGAGGAGTCGTTCTGCGAGAGCGTGAGGTAAGTACTTGATATTAGAAGTTAATACTTATATTTATGGCTTGCGCCTGCTGCTGGCTGTCGCCCTTCTTATCGGAAGGGGCTAGGTCGCCCCACGTAACTGCCTGCTTTATCCCGTCGAGTCTCGTGCTTGCCGGCGTAGCCGGGGAGTAAACCAGTTGGTCGAGGACTTCGAGGTAGCTCTCCGCTTGGACGCGGGCCTTATGTCTGAAGGACAAGCCGTTCTCTCTTACCTCCCTCATGGTGAGGGCGAGGTCCCGTCTGAAGGAGGGAGTGCGCATTAATGCGTCGTAGTCCTCCTGTTGGAGGTCATATCGGTCCAGAATTGGACCTGTGTCCTCGATCGCCAGAGCGAGGTCGAGGACGAGCCTCGGGTCCCAGGGGTTGACGTTTGGTGGGTGTTCCGCAGGAACCCATTGGGGCTTGCTCTTGGCAGGGACGAGCGATAGCTCGGGCTCCTCCTCCTGGTTCTCGTCGAACTCCAGATCGGTGAAGAAGTCTTCGTTGAGTAAAGTTAGGGTCTCCATTCTTGGATTGTATCACTTCGTTACTTCGGTGTCAAGTTTCGTTTCTCGCAAACGCGATTACCTCCTGCATGAACGTACCCCACTCCTCCGGCGGAAACGATATCTCTTCGAGCTGGTCTCCGTCCGCTGACCATAAACCACAACTATCCATCTTGATCATGTCGAACCGCCACCACGCTCCCCGTATAGACGTTCCCCACTCAATGCGGTCGGAGAAGAATGGTGTGTTGCAGAGAAGTATAAATCGCCGGTAGTTCTCTGGGTCCTTTATGAACTCGAACGTAGTGCGGTTTGTTACTGCTTCGCAAACTGCGACCGCTATCTGGCCGAACTCGTCTGAGATCTCTGAGTCGTAGGTAGTGAACATGAAAATGTACTCGGACAGGTATGCGTACCGCGATTGCTCTTCCTCAGCGTTTTCTCGCTCGTAGCTGCGATCCAAGAGTTCTCTATAGTTCATAGTTCCTCCGGAACCAGGGCTTTGAACTCCTCGGCGATTCGCATTTCAGCAAGGTCGTAAACGACCGATCGCACTATGTCCATCTTCGCGTCGTTCGGGTAGTCTCGGTACAGTGTCTTCATCGTCCCATACCCTTGTCCAGAGAACTCGCAGGTCACACGCAACTGCAGGTTTGAGAAGTACCCCTTCACAACCTCAGCTTTTGCGTCTCCGCCTACAACACGTTCGAGCACTCTCAGTTCTTCATCCGAAAAAGTTATCATAATTCCTCCCATCTCCCGTTTCCGTCCTTCCCCTCAACCTTCAAGTTCTCCGGCGCCAGAGCTTTCTCCACGCGCTGCGCGGTCGTCTCCCCGGAGACGCACTCCAATATCTTCTGCGACTGCCATATCTTGAACTTTGGGTGCTCCAGCAAGTTGCGAAACGCCTCTTGGATGTTTGCCGGCCTCTCCCGGTTTGATTGCCCGGTAGCGAAGGCTCCAGAATCCTTGTGGCGAATACGGACACAGTTCTGGTGCTTATTCCTATACTGCCCTCCTGCGCCGGTCCCACTGAAGAAATCGATCTCAAGATCTTTCTTCGTCACTGAGAAAAGTAATTCCTTTGGCATCTCCTCCTCCTTAGAACTTTACTTCCTTAACACACGCAACCAATGGGCTGCTTGCCCTGATAAATAGCCCCCCAGCCTCTTCGCACCGTTGCTTTAAAATATCGTCGTTTCTATGTACGTACCTCGATAAAAGAATAGGGCCCGACAGTAATATGAGCACCACCAGTACTAAGTTAACGATAAAAATAAATTTACCTACCACAGTTCCCCCTCCTTAGAATTTTCACTTATTATATCTTTATGTGACTCAATTGTCAAGATTTTAGATCGGCAAGAAATTTTAAAATTTTCAATGCTCCATTGTCAGGTTTTGGATTTTTTGGGGTTTCAGTGGTACGCAGTCATGATAAAGGACGGCACCCCCTCGGGCCTCGTCCCCCCAGGCGCCTACCTCCCAGAACACGACATACCCCGCCCCTATGATCCCAGCTTGCAGCCGGTCAAGCCCGAAACAATGTCAATCCGCTGATTACGTGCATATGCAACATTACGTGCGCCCGCCTGTAAGCCGATTAACGTGCTGTCAATGCATTAGCACGCACAAATAAAACGTTGAACCTGGATCAACCTAGCAACAATCGGTAATTGTGCATCTTTATGTTATTAAATGTTAATTGAGTTGCATTTTATATTTGACAATCAGATAACAGAATGTTATCTTGTTTATATGGATGGTAGTTAATCGAACAACAATCAGACAAGGGGTGAGACCATGAAGATCAAGAAAGAACATTACGAGCACATGAAGAGCGCAATGGTAGACAAGCTGGCTGGTACTCCAGCGCTTGACGTAACTGCATATCTGCGTAACCTGGAGAATGATCCTCGTGTTAAGGACGTAGATAAGCGCTTCCGGTGGGACTTGTTTCACGCTGCTGGACTTACCAAGTACGCTTGTGATACCTTATATGTGTACCTCGACGATGCACACATTGACAGCGCCTTGAAGGCCATAATGAAGGAGATGAGCAAATGAACATGCAAAGCGTAGCAGTAATTAACTCCCGGCAATACGAAATAACCGGCAGAACCGAGAAAGCATTGATCCTTGGTTCTGGAAGAACCTATGCTTGCTACTGGCCTGTAAGTGGCAAGCTGGTAAGCAAGCACGTAATTAATGGGAAGTTTCAATCTAAAAAAGTGAGGTGAGAAATGGAAACAAGATACGAATATGATATAACCAAGATTGAAGGCCCTGACGCCGATATTGAAACGTCTTTGAAAGAGTACGGCATTGCCTGGATCGAAGGGCCGGAAGATATCATCTTTTATTATGGTATCCGGCGCGACGATACCGAGTACGTGCGGTTCGATTTCTGTACTATCGATAAAAATCTTGATCTTAAGAAAGAATATGATTGGATGGATTGGGATTCGTTCAAATCGTTTGTCGGCGCCAATGATCAGCCGGACGAAGATTTTTGGTGGACGCTGCAGGAGGTACTGCCAGTAACAATTCAACACCTCGTAGCCTATTACGGGTACGAAAATATCTTCGGTTCTTCGTACTGGGAGGGCATCCCATACGAAGGCGTTTTTGATCGATGCTATATCGAACGGGGGGAATTATGAAACACTTACATGAGCTGGCTCTTAGCAAATACCAGAATCATCTCAACATCATTCAGCACCTCTACTTGCTGGAAGCAATGACTGAGGAGGTATACCGAGAAAGCATGATATCGGCGGCACGACTTTGGAAGTCCGATATCGATATGATTTCCTTGTTGGAAACAAGAAAAAACTTTATTAATGAGGTCGCTTGACCCCTGCTAAAACCGGGAACTGAGATATCCCGGTTTTATGGAGTGGTTAAGATAAAAATCTAAAGGAGGAATGACACAATGACCAAAGAGCAAATAAATAAAATCGTATTAATTAAAACACTCCTGCCGTTTCGCATAGTGTGGGGGATGCTACATAAAGATACGCATGAGTTTAGCGTGCATGCGCACTATACAAAACGCCAGATGAACAAGGCTGTCCGAGATGGCCACTATGTTATTAAGGCTCAAAAATAGGGGGACCGACAATGACAAAAGAAGAAAAGAAGAAAAAACTCCGTAAGTTCATGGCCTTATATCAAATAAGGCTGAAAGACCAGAACCTGGACGATTTGCCGGAATGGGGGACACCTTTTATCCCGGAACGGGACGACGAGGAAAGGGAAGACTTTATTTGCTCGGGAGAGCTAAACTTTGAACAAGGAGAAACAAACCATGAACTTACCAGAAAGTAAGCTTGTAAGAAATCAAAAGAAAGTCATGACCAAAGTCATCGACAGAGAAAAACTTGTCGTAACCATCCGACATGACGACGAATGCGAAAATGGTCACAACTCATTCTCTATCACTGGGACACTCTCAGAGAAGAAAAAGAACAATCGCTGGTACGAATGCAGTTGGGGGATGCTCCACGAAGATGTAGCGAGGTTCTTCCCGGAGTTGACACCATATCTAAAATGGCACTTATGCAGCACCGATGGGCCGATGCACTACCTTGCAAATACTACTTACCACGCAAGAGCGGAAAGCCCGAACATCGACTTTGCCCGTTCAACTGCTGTCTGGCCGGAAGCAACACTTGCGCAATTACAGAGTCCCGCTCTCCTGCTCGCTCGGTTGCCGGACCTAATGCAAGAGTTTAAAGCGGCAGTCGAAAGCCTCGGCTTAGTATATTAATGATACACACTAAAGGCCGGAAAACATCCCGGCCTTGTATCAGGATGTTACTATGCAAGGTAACGCAAAGATACAAGTATCATGCAGCAAGTGATACCCTACGGAGTATCAAAACTATACAGACAAACAAAGGAAGTATCACCTGTTACTAAAAATGTGTCAAGCACATCTCATACGATTGTTGCATTGCAACAAAGTCGATTTTTGAGAAAACACCTGATCGGTGTATCAAAAATATACACACCGCGAGAGGCGGCGACGCAAATGCCTAACAATCGGCGGAGAGGCAAAAATCGGAAAAACGCGAAAAGTCGGTATCAAAAATATACATAGCGTAAGGGTTTGCTTAAATGCGATTTTGAAATCATTGAACTTTTTTTGGTGTTTTTGTCAGTTTGGAGGGAGTTTGATACCTGCTGACGCGGCGGGCTGGAAAAGCCGCCAGGTGGAAGTGCTTGAAATTGTTGAATAACCACCGTAGGGATTATTGATATATATATAGTAGTATATATAGAGAGATAGAGTTCCTATGCACTTTATTGGTTTGTGTAAAAACCGCTCCACACTGGATAGAGTAGACCCAAACCCCAGAATTACACAAACCAATAATTTGAACAAATCTGGGTCTGCTCTCCAAAAACCATACAAAACATATAATAAATCAATCTCTTAAATAGGTAACTTGGTAAAATCAATTACTTACTAAGAATCAGCGTCTACATGATACTTTTTCCTTGACTTCTTACCTGTATTTAGTACGATTGAGATATACCAATAAAGGAGGAGGGGGGAATAGTGAAGACTGGACGGATTATTAAGGACACGAGAGCATGTAACAGGGATCATCAATGCAGGCGGCCAGGCTGGAAGTGTCCAGAGGTTCCTTGCCTGAAGGAGGTTGTCTACTGGCGGGTAGTGGACCGACAAAACCTGGATTACCTCCCTACGCCTGTGCAGACTGAAGAAGAGGCGAAGGCTAGAGCCGCCGAAATGGGTGTGCGCCTCGTTTATCTTGGACACATGTTCTGGAACGAGTTGCGATGGATCAGGCAACGCACAGGGCTCAGTATTGAGTATCTTGCCAGGCAAGCCAATGTCTCTGTTATCTCGTGGCAGAACGCAGAGGCCGGGCGGTCTGAGACCGTGCCTGCACAGATCGAGTGGTGCGCTTTGGATTGGGCGGAGAAAATGAGTATCCCACCGTATGGAACGCCTGAGCCTGTAGTAACTCCGGCGCATCTCCGAGCCATCCGAGCAAAGATGAAGCTGAGCAAGTCGGGGCTTGCGGATAGACTGAATATCTCGTCTTCAGCGTTGTATCAGTGGGAATCAGGAGGAAGAAAAATCCCTCCCTATGTGCTTTACACATTAAGAAAATTAAATCCGGCCGAAGGCCAAGAGGGGGAAGAATGAAAGTCCAAAATATGCAGTCATCAAGAGGAACCACTATTGCCAATCAGTTTGAAATCTACACCGACGAAGGCGTCTACTTCCAATCGTACGCCACTGTCGTAGCGTTTCGCCCTTATAAAGGTAAGATCCAGCTCGACGCCGACAAGTGGGACTACTCTAAGACGACTTCGAAATATCGCAACATCTTTCTGCGGATGACCACAAAAGAGATTGAGGCGAAGATTGAAAGCGGCGAAATTGAGCTTATAGACCTGAACAAGTAGTCGGGGGAGGAATAAAGATGACATGCAAAACATGACTCCCAAGCACTTACGTGCTTTCCGCCGACACTTCGGCCTAAGCCAAGCCAGTGCAGCTTCGCTGCTCGGTGTAACCCGAGTGTCGTGGTGTCGGTGGGAGACGGGAGCGTCACCGCTGCCCGTATACATGCGGTACGCGTTAATCGGCCTGGGCCGGGAGTTGCGCAAAGCGCAAAAGGAAAAACTAAAGGAGGAGTAAAATGAAAAAAGTGATCGACGGGAAAACCTACAACACAGAGACCGCAGAATTCATTGCAGAGTGATCGAACAATCTGGGCCGGAGAGATTTCGGGCACTGCGACGAAACACTGTATAAAACCAAGAAGGGTGCGTTCTTCGTCGCCGGCGAAGGCGGGCCGATGTCCAGATGGGCGAGGGCTTGCGGCAACCTGACCGGAGGCGGCGAGGGCATTATCGTCATGACTACGGACGAAGCCCTGCGGTGGTGCGAGCGGCACGACATCGACGCCGAAACGGTTGCACAGAATTTTGTAGTTGAGGAGGGGTGATCACTGATGTTCACAGCAATCCTATTACTTATACTCGTCGCCGCTTTTCTCATTATCGGATCAGGCATGGACGAGTAAAGAAACCGCCGCAAGGAGATAAAAATGGAAAACCAAGAATTTGACTTAGTGACACTTGATGCGCGAACGATCCGGGCTCTGCTGATAGCAGTGGAGCGGGACATTGGTGCGACCGTTGTAGCTGCGGAAGACCAAGACATGTATCTCATATGCCTTAACGGCCCGTTGTCGCCGGTATGCAAGACGATGAGATATGCGTCGTATACTGGGTCCAGTTGGCGAAGATACTTCGCCGCGTTTGATCGCCTCGTGGCAGACGCCCAGACTGGGCTAGTACGAGTTGAGGACCTTTCCGAGTGCCTCAGCGGAGGAGGGGCGGGACAGCCGGGCCAAGACACTTGCGCCTTTGGGCAGTAGGAGGTCACGAAGTGAACGGAAAATGCATATACTGCGAGCATCACGTCCTGATAGGCCGCAAAAAGTTCGCCTGTCGGAACCCGGCCAAAGGCATACGCCTCAAGGAGCAGCATATTTATGCTGCTCCGGCGAGCAAGGCGCGGCAGCTGCCGCACGCCTGCGAGACATCAGGACTCGAAGAGACGTACCCGGAGGTGTTCACCCCGGCCTCCCTTGTCGGGGAGTGCGAGAACTGGAGATTAAAATCTTATGAGGAGGAGAAAGGATGAAGGAGGAACGATTGCCTGCTCCGCAGGCTGACGCTTGTCGCTCTACGAGCGAGGAAGAGGACTACTATGGGTCCGAGTACCCAGTCGAGCCCGTCACCTGGAGGGAGAAACTTTTCCTCGTATTTCTCGCCGCCCTTGCAGCCCTAAACTTGTGGTTTATATTGGCCTCCGGGCCGAAATAAGGAGAAAACAAAGCATGACCTACGAACAATTAAGAAATTCCCTGATCCCTGCCGCTCTCCGTGCGGCGCAGCAGCGCGTAGCCTTGCTCGGCAAGGAGTACGAAGATCGGGAGAACGGACGGCTCGGGCCGTACCGGCATTATTTCGAGAGTGAGTTTTTCCACAAGGAGATGAATCTCCGCATAGCGGATGCGCTGAAAGCGCAGAGGGAGGAAAGACCATGAAAAAGACTGTAGAAGTCGTCGTTTTCGAAGACGACTCATGTGAATATAGTCTGCCGGAAAAGACAGACGAGTTCATGAAGTGGTGGAGGGATAAAATCGAGGAGATCCCGGAAGAATACAGGGATACAGGTCTGATAAGATGCTTCACATCGATGTGTTACGACAGCACCGAACTACAGGTGAAGATCAGCTACACCCGGCTTGAAACTGATGCTGAGGAGGCTGCCAGACTTAAAAAAGAGGACGCCCAACGCGCTTTTATCGAGAACCAAGAACTTTGCCAACTGGAAAAACTCAAGGCAAAGTACGGGATATAATAGGAGAACAGATGACCACATACAAACTAAACCAACCTTACAAGCTCGAACAACACCAGGCCAAAATCTCCCAGAGACGGAAAAACGCAGTCTGGCCCGCAAGCAAAGGACAAGCGATCAGGCCCGACAAAGTCGGCCAGCCGAAGGGAAAGGCGCAGATTAAGGCGCTCAAGAGGGCCAGAACAAACTTTTTGAAGGAGGGAGCCAATGATTAAGCTTATTCGCGAAGGCACGTCGGCGCCGCAGGCAAAAACTAAGTTTATGAACGACATGAAGCCTCTGGAGGTCTGTGTCGTAGCAGACAGAAAGACTTTAGGTGGAGAATACGATGGGCATGTTGTTATGCGGACCGCAGCAGATTGGCATTTTGAAGTTATCGACATTACAGATCCGCATCCGTCAGCAGCGTGGACAACTACAGAATGTCGTATTAAGGTCCGAGAACTCTACCCAGGAGAAAAATATCTCCTCGAACTCTCCTAAAAGGAGCTACCCAATGAGCAAAAAAGTATGCGCCGCGTGTAGCGGCACCGGATCGACGATAGCACGGCAGAGATTGGAAGACTTAGTCTCGTTATTGATGCTGTCAGGATCAGATGCCTTCCGTGAGAAGTGCCACCCATATTTTTACGATATGCCGATCTACAATTCAGCGGGTAAAGTGTGCGGCAGAGACATGGTTGCCCTTACATCGGGGCTGGCTGGCAGACCTCCGATGTCTTTAGGGCACGACGCCTGCGACAAATGGGCCGCAGTAAGAAAGATAGTTGCTGCGGCAGGGTTGCCGGAGAGTTGGGGCGAATGCCTTGTTTGCAAAGGGGAAGGGGAGGTATGAACGACCTAAAGGACCTTCGGTCCAAGCTCCACCGGACCCAGGCCGAAATGGCCGCACTTGTCGGAGTGACGAAACTCACATGGGGGAGGTGGGAACGCGGGGAGTTCACACCCCTCCCAGTTTACCGGAGGAAGCTTGCAAAGCTTATCGCGTTCGTAGGACGAACGAAGGAGGAGAAATGAAAATAATTTCATCCGAAGTAAGAAAAGTCGGCAGCCACTGGACCACGTTCTACCTCTGCTCCGACGGAGTCGAGCGGTCCGCGCGGCAGATCGCCGCATACTGCGGCTACGCCAGGCCGAGCAACCTCTACCAGAGGTTAAAAGCCGGAGATCGTGGACCCTTTACGAAGGTGAAAGGTTTCACCTTTACCAATGGGAATGCTGCATGGCGGAGCCTCGGAGAGGCTCAAGTATGAAGATTCTGGTAATCGGCGAGCCGTCAAATCGGCAACTGGAGATGCTCAAGGAGTTGGCGGAGATTTACAACTATGAAGTAGTTCGTAAAACGCAAGAGGAGTTCTGCCAAGAGCAAGAAGCGAAGCAGGAGGCAACAAGCGTTTGGTTCGACGAGTGCTCAAACTTCGTGTACAAGCCTCCATACTTACCTGTTTCGGAATGGTGGTGGAACAAAGACATCACGCTTAGGAGGCTTCGAGGACCCTCCCGAGCGGAGACCGGTAAAAACTTGTTGTGCGAGAGGGGCTTGACAGTCGAGCAGTTATTGGATTACCAAGGAGAGGACGTATGATAAGAGTTGTACTCGACTGGGAGTCGGCCTATGGCAAACACCCCGCCACTGGCGAAAACATCACCCTGTCCAAGATGACGACGGAAGAGTACGTCCGACACCCGAAGTTCAAAGCCCACGGCCTCGGGGTCAAGATTGGCAAGGAGAAAGCGTTCTATCTTTACAAACCCGCCGACCTCGTAGCGTTCCTGAAGGAACACCCGTGGCGCAAGTCCTACGTGATCTGCCATCACACGCATTTTGATGGAGCCATACTCTCTTGGCGGTGTGGAATTAAGCCCGCATTTTGGGGCTGTACGCTGTCCATGGCAAGGGCCATCTTCCCGCACGAGTCTTCCAGTCTAGCGAACGTTGCGAAGCTCCTGAGCGTCGGGGAGAAGGGCACCGAGCTTGTTCACTTCCAGGGGAAATGGAAACTGACAGACGACGAGCAGAGGATCATGGGCGGGTACTGTACGAACGATGTCGAACTCACTTCCGACGTTTTCGACGCTTTAAAGGGACACTTTCCTCCTTCGGAGTTACGGCTGATTGATCTTACAGTCCGTCTCTTCACCGAGCCTGCGCTCGAAGTAGAACGTGGTGTCCTCATCGACGAGTATAAGCGGGAGCGGCGCAGCAAGCGGGCGTTGCTCAAGGCGTGCAACACGGACAAAACGGTACTCGCCTCCGGCGACAAGTTCGCGGAGCTGCTTCTGACTCTCGGAGTAGACCCACCGAAGAAACTCAGCCCGTCGAAAGTAAAGGACGGCAGGGTGGACCCGGACAGCGCGGGCGAAGCCCCGAGTGGGATACTCCCGTCCTTTAAGCTCCCGGTTGGCACCGGGCTTTTTCTCGCAAAGGGCGAGATGATCTCCGAGCGAGTGCGGCTGAAAGCCGAGAAGGATGTCTACCCATGGGCCTACGCTTTCGGCAAAAGCGACGAAGCGTTTAAGATGCTGCTCGACCATCCAGACCCGCAGGTTCAGGCAGTAGTTGAGGCCCGCCTCGGGGTAAAGTCCACGATCAAGGAAACCAGGAGTAAGCGGTTTTATAAGATCGGCAAGCGCGGGCGGTTCCCGGTGTATCATAACTACTACGGTGCGAGGACGGGCAGGGACTCCGGGGGGGACAAACAGAATACGACGAACCTTAATCGGGTCGATCCTCGGGACCCAACTTCCGGAGCACTACGCAAGTCACTTGTCGCCCTGCGAGGGCACGTTCTCTGCGTGAGAGATCAGGGGCAAATTGAGTGCAGAAAGCTTGCTTACGCGGCAGGACAGGAAGACCTTCTCAGCCTGTTCGGGACTGGCGGCGATCCTTACAACCGGCAGGCATCGAAGATATTCGGGTATGAAGTAGACAGGAAAAGCGAGGCGCATTGGCTGGAGGGCCTTGTTGGGAAGTCCTCGACGCTCGGTAACGGCTACGGCATGGGTTGGGGGAAATTCCAAGAGTCCCTTCGCGTCGGTTTTATGGGCGCTCCTCCGCTTCTCTTTGACCAGGCTGCTGCAGAGAAACTCGGAGCTGATATTGACGTGTTCTCCAACCAGCGAAGCTACAAGAAAGGCTGTGCGTTTCTGCGCGACGAAGCCCTCGCCCTGAAGCCGTTGAACGTAAGCGAGGAGGCGCATCTGTGGCACTGCGCAGCGGTCAAGCAGATCGTTGATAAATACCGGGAGAGTAACGGAGCGATCGTTGCATTCTGGAAGGAAGCGGGACAGGCGCTCCATGCGATAGAGCAGGGCGAAGAAATTCCAGTAGGAAAGCGGGGGATGGTGACGACATGCAAGGAAGGTTTCCGGCTGCCGAACGGTATGAAGATACGGTACCATAAACTGCGGAGCAACGAGAGCGGAGAGTTTCGGTATCTTTCTAATTTCCGGAAAAAGGAATGGTCGTATATCTACGGCGGCAAGGCCGTTGAAAATATCATCCAGGCCCTCGCCAGGATCGTGCTGACCGACCAGATGCTGAACATCGACAGGTGGCTCAAAGCGCAGAGGTTACGGGACAGGAAAGGAACATACCAGATTGTTACTTCGACATATGACGAAGTCGTAGCCTGCGTCCCGCTGCACCGCGCCGAAGAGTGCCTGGAAATGATGAAAGTTGAGATGGCAACCGCGCCAGCATGGTGCGCCGACCTGCCGCTGAAGTCGAGCGGAGGATACGCTGTCAGTTATGGAGATGTTGATAAATGATCGGCACATCGTGGGGAGATTTGATGGATTTGGAGAAGTGGAACAACTAAGGAGGAAAACCGATGAAACCGAGGCCATTCGACATACTGAAGTTCAAATCATACTACCCATTCGCAAGCCGGGAGGCGATGATGCTGACCCTCCTTGAGTGCGCTTTCCGCCCAGTGACAAAAACTGAACTGCTTTCTGCGATGAACGCACTATTCAAACCGGGATATGTGAGTTCTGATTTTGTTTATCAGGTAAGGCGGAACGCGGAGGTCTTCGATTTTCTTGTTGAAGACTGCGCAATTGAGTACAAGAAAGGAAAGCCGCTCGTCCTTGCGGACGCGCAAAAAACCCTTGACTCTTAATGTCAATCAGGTTACAATTAAGAAAATGAGAAGTGAGGCGAGGAGTCGGCAGGCTGGAAAAATGCCTTCAGGGAAACCTGAGTAGATCCCATAACGACCACCCGCTCGTCAGGGAGTCGGCCTCACTTCTTTTTAACTGCGTGTAGCTCAGTCTGGTAGAGTACCTGGCTTGGACCCAGGGAGTCGCAGGTTCGAATCCTGCCACGCAGACCATTAAAAATACACAAGGAGAGCAACACGAAACAGATCATTGCTACCGACCGAGTACCTATTAAGTTGTGGCTTAACGACATCGAGCCAGGGGCACTTGCGCAGGCTAGAAACCTTGCGAACCTTCCGTTCATCTTCAAGCACATCGCTATTATGCCGGACGCTCACCAAGGCTACGGGATGCCTATAGGTGGCGTAATGGCGACTCAAGGTGTCGTTGTTCCGAACGCTGTTGGCGTAGATATCGGTTGCGGAATGTGCGCCGTAAGGACCTCGCTCACTGATCTTGATCAGGAGGCGCTGCGTCGGATTATGGGAGGGTCGAAGGAGTATAAAGGAGGGATCAGGGGCAAGGTTCCTGTAGGGTTCAGCCACCACTCGAAGAGACAGAGCGAGGAACTTATGCCCACCGTAGACTTCATGACTGACGACTTGCCGATTGTAAAGCGAGAATATTTTTCCGCGCTGAAGCAGATAGGCACCCTCGGCGGGGGTAATCACTTCATTGAGATCCAGAAAGGCAGCGATGGTTTTATCTGGGTAATGATCCA